GCATTTGGTTGATAATCGGCGAAAGAGTCATCATCTATACTGCCGCCACCTGCTCCAAACCACGACGGGACTGGTTTTTTTGTATATTTTGGTTCACCTCGTACTGCATCTTCTTCGTCATCGAATTCTGGCATACTCGATGCCAATTTCATATTTGTTTGTTGGTCACATGGATTTCGAATACCGATTGCATTTTTTAATTCACATAATGCATCACTTGAACCGTCTTCAAAAGCTTCAATATCTCCTTGATTCTGGTCAACAGGTGCATGTTCTTTTAGACCTGTTACTGGATTTAATGCTGGTACGAGAGGTGTTTTTTCATAACTTTGGCGGTCGGGGTCCTTTTCTTTAATTTCTAAAAATTTCATTGGAGGTCCCTTGCATTTTTTTGCTTTTTTACGTTCTTCACGTTTAGCCTCCTTCGTTCCATATCCGTCTTTACATCCCGGAGGAGAAAATGAAGAGCCGTATGCTGCTTCCAATGTACAATAATTCATAATACAACCCTACTTTACAATAGTTAATTTTATGATTATTCTACACCTTCATAAACAGAAACGAACAAACGAAATAACAAATGAAGGATATGAAAGACAGAATATCGCTCGGGTTTTTATTGTTTTTACTTGTTTGTCTAATTATTCTGTTTTACCTATATTCCAGCTATCTGACAAAGAATTCTTCTCGTGAAGGTTTTCAAACATCTCCGTTGGCTGCTTTGGGTGGTAATATAAGTAAAGAAGATACAAATGCAATGTTGAATAGTATTCTCGCATCACAACCTTCCGATGATAAAGCAAATGCTTCTTTTAAGGATTTATTATACTATTTGCAACAAAATCCATCCGAATTAGTTCCTTTTTTGAATTTTATGAAGAGCAACTTTTTTACAGATGATTCTGTCGTGAAACATTTCGATATGAAAGAGATTATTGCTAAAGATACTCGTATATTTGGATATAATAAGAATAAATAAATCATGCGGTGATGAGAACAAATATGTAACAGATAAGAATAATATATGAAAATAGGGAAATGTCTGCCAAACAACCAGAATTACAACAATCAGGTGGAGTAAGAATGATTGAGAACGTAATGGCGAAATTCGATGATCCTTTAAAAATCCTATTTATTGTATTATTAGTCTTACTAGGTGTTTTTAATTACGAGGTTCCAATGAATATTCGCTGCTTCATGAATTCAATGTTGGGACGTATTATTAGTATTATTGGCTTATTTTACATTATTCAACATACCGATTATGTATATGCAATTATTGCGGGAACAATACTTCTCGTAATTTTATATGCAGTTCCATGCACATATGATGAGTCCGACCAAAGCGGTGTGAAGGAGGGCTTTTATGATATTGCAAGTGTTCGTTCAATTGGCGGACCATGGTTTGTTGAAAGAGTATTAGGTTTTAATGGACAGAAATTGAGAACAGACCGTGTATCTACAACCAGTGTGCAGGATGATTCCGAAGTGAAAACGTTTGGTCGCAGATAAGTAGAGATAATACAACAGATAGAATGTATTCACAGTTTGATTTTTTGACTTTTCCTTCTACGGTGGACGGTGCATTACGTGCAATTGCAGTATTTGTTTTAGTGGTTGTACTTGTATTACATAGTACTGTATTTGAGGCAAAATATTCAGATAAATTGACACAACTATATCTTAAACCATGGTGGAGACTTTTACTCGTGTTATTGACAATTGCAGCACTTACATGGTGCCCACGAGTTGGAATTTTAGTGGCACTTGTTGTATTCTTCTATTTCAGTGATATTGAAACACTTATTACACCATTTGCACCAAAGAAAATAGAAAAGGGGAAGATGGATGAATAGATTTTGTATGAATGAAAGATGAAATATGAAAGATGAAATATGAAAGATGAAATATACTTTTTTGAAATTACAATTATATAAATAGTTTCAAAAAAGTATAAGAAAACAATAGGGAAACAATAACAAAATGAGTGCACTATCCGGTATTGTAGCTACTATGCAACCTGCCGTTAATCCAGTATATAGTATACTTAATATTTTTAATAGCAATCCATATTTTATTGGTCTTATGATGTTTTTTCTAAATTTGGGTGGTCGTTTTTTAGGTATGGAAATCACAAAGGAACAAGAACGCTTCTTTCAACATCCATGGGTGAGACGAATGCTTATATTCACCGTATTTTTCATAGCAACTCGTAATCTATGGGTTGCATTCTGGTTAACAGTCTTTGTTGTATTAGTTATTGGATATATATTTAATGAAAACTCATCTCTCTGCATCTTTGGTTCAGCATATGCAAAACGTGGTTCAAAATGTAAAGCTGGTGCTGGTGAAGCAGAAGGAGGTGCTTCTTCCAACACAGGAGGTCTTACACCAGAAGAACAAGAAATATATAGACGATTACATGAAAAAACACAACGTTTTATGACTGCATCTCAACAAAAAAAATCAGATAATGATGAAGATGATATAGACCCAATGGATGTATATATGCAAAATATGTTAGCATTACAGCGTTAATCTTTTATGAGGATTATTATACATTAAGTGACATCGTATTTCCAACAACAGAAGAATTCATCTTTCTTCTTCTACCTCCAGTTCTTCCCGTTCTGTTTGATTCTGCTTGACTGTACATATCATCGCTATGTAAGCTCTGAATTTCAGCAGCTGCCTGTAAAGAAGGAGACATTCCCAACGATGGTGCTTGTGGTGGCATCATGTTTGGTGGACCATCTACTTCTGCTCTACGAATCTCTTCAAATGTTTTTAAAATATCATCTACTCCACTTGGTCCCTTCATTTCTCTACGAACAGATTGTTGTTGAGCCTGTGCTGCTAAATTTTGTGGAGTTTGAAGTGGCGGACCACCCATGGATGGTGAATTAGAATTTTGGAAAAATGCTCCTGGATTTGGAACACTCATCATTGGTGGTTCTTGTTGCGGTGGAACATTCATTGCCATACCCATAAAATTACCAAAGCCTGGTCCTGCTGCATTTGCAGCAGCGGATGCAAACTGTTTAGCCAATGCTGGATTATTTTTTAAAATATCTTCCATTGATGTATTTGCCATCTTTGATCTGAAATAGTTATTGCTCATGTGGAACATGAACCCACTTCCTGCTAACATAAATAGAAGACGGGCTTCTGGAGGTGTATTACCTCTTCCCTTATATTTATCATATAATTCCTCAAATACTTCGTCGAAATCATCTACATTTTCATGAACTGATTCAGACCATCCATCGAGTTGCCAACCAAATGGGTCAAACTTATTATTCATCATTTCCATACCAGTTACGAGACCCATCATCATTTGTCTTTGGAATTTAATGGAGTTTTCTAGATTTTTAGCATCCATTAAACGGTCAAATTCAGTTTTAATTTCATCCAATGTGTTATCCATTGTGAAAGTTCTCGTTAATTGAAACCCCTTGGACTGTAATCGCGAGAGCTTGGTAATAAGGTCAGCCTTTTCCTTTTTCTCCTCTTCTGGATTTCTACGTGGAACATTTGATAATGCAATATTTGGTGCACTTGATGTTTGGGAATTTTCAAAACTAAATGGAGAGCTGCTATCATCTTTTTGAATAGATATTTCTGGAAAAGAGTTTGAATTCATATTTGTCTGATGTCCGTTGTTTGAGGATGATGAGAATGGAATATCAAGTGAAATGCCATCAAGTGGTTCAAGTGTTCCAATTTCAATTCCACCATCTCCTCCAAAAGAAGATACCTGTACATTATTGGATGATTGATTATTTTGTTGAACCGGACTTACACGTGTATTAGTCAACATTCCTAAACCTAAATCGTCACCCATAAAATCGTTTTCACCTAAACTAATAACATTACCAATATCGTCGGATAATTGGATATCAGATGAACCCATAGATTCTGCAAAGTTCTGCATGTCGTGGATAGTTACTTCTCCGCCAAATCTACTCATATCTCTGTCTTGACATATAAGCAGTTATTTAAGCCTTTTTTATTACGCATTTTTGGATTTATAAAATTCAAAGAATATCTTCTCAAATTTTATTCTTTGGGTTTTACTTTAGGTTTTACTTTAGGTTGTAATGTATTATTGTATCGCACTCATTTTGTCTTATTATAAAAGTCAACACACATACAAAATGCATCTGCCATATCATCCTTTTTTGAAGTATTTTTCCAGTTTTCAAATATATTATTTTCAAATACATATTCCTCCTTTTCATGAGCAGATTTCAGGCGCTCGATTGTGATATTTTTTCTTTCTTTATATCCTTCATTTCCCTTCGTTGCTCCTTTTGATTTTCTATTTGCACTGATTTGATGAAAGTTTACGTCCAGAATATTCTCTTCGATAAATTTATTTCGAATAATTGAATAAAGTAGAATTTGTGTAGTTTTCATATGAGGGTTTTTATGAACTGGCTGATTTTCGAATAAGACATTCTTACATGTGGAAAAAATGGTCCAATATTTATTTACAAAAATGTGTATTCTATCAAATAATTCATTGATTGAAATTGTGGATGCCTTCTGACCCTTTGGTTGAGAGTATGGTAGCACGAAATATGTTTTAAGACATTTTATTAAATCATCTTTTGTATTTCCTTCAGGAAAAAGACCGTGATGTTTTATAATTTTTTTGAGTTCATTTGCAGATGGGATTTTAGTGCATAATTCTCCACTTATGTTTTCAAGGAATTTATATTTGGAAGGTACATGCTTTTTGCAATAATATAAGTCATTTGCATCAAATGACGCATTGTTATTACATATTTCGCATTTTGTTTTTTCTTCTGTATCCAATAATGATTCGAGTTTTAATTCTTTGACATGTGTGTTGTCAATTATACAAAAGGCGAGTGTCTTAATTGCAATATCAAATGCTAGAATTGGTTGCGACATTCTGTATTATTTATTTATATACTTAAATAAGTTATTGTATATATTGTTTAAGTATATTTGTAGATTTGTATGTTTGTATGTTTGTATGTTTGTATGTTTGTATGTTTGTAGATTATAGGACTGGATATTTATTCGATGAGGCGACCGTTATCATAATTAAAATGTTTGTATACATTTCCATTACAGTCAAATAATTCAAATACACCGTGCCAGTTACCATTCTTATAGAAAAATTGTGTTAATGGCTTTCCATTTATTCCATAGCAATATGCTGTACCCTCTTCCTTTCCATTTACGTATTGTTTTTGAAGAAATAATTCACCTGTTGGATAGTATTCCTTAAATGTACCATGTCTATCTCCATAAATTGTTAAACGATATTCTTGACGAAATCCATTTACTTCTTTTTGAACAGGTAGTGTTCGTACTTCTTCAGGTGTTGATATAGTTTGTAAATTATCCATTTTATAATATTTTTATGTTTCTATACGAATATTATAATATAGTGTTTATATTCTTTTTATATATTTTTATGTATTTTCATTTATTACATAATTATTTATTATTTATTATTTATTATTTATAGCTTTCGGGAATGAACAACATCATTTAAAATAAGACCCTGACGCCCACGTGGAGTATTTCGTCCTCCTTCGTACATTTTTGTAAGACCAATATTCTTTACGTTCGCCTTACTCTCTTCGAAAGTTGGCTGTCCAGTAAAAGTTCCAAATAAGGCTGGGGCGGCTGCATCTGCGCGTTCGAGACCAATTCCATTTCGAATATTTGTTGCAGTTATATCTGAACTACTGATGTTCGTTACAATAATATCTGCTGGTGGAGGAACCGTATCTGCCATAGGTAGACTTGCACCTGTCCATTCGAGTTGTCTATCTCTGCTCTTCTGAATAATATCATCTGCGTGATGAACCATCCATAGCTTTGTACGATATTGAGAACCAGCTGGAATATTTCGGGAACATTGTGGGCGATAATCTGTTACCAAACGACCGTCCTCAAGCGGGGCTGCATAGGCTGGGTAACGACTGTCTCTAGCAGGTTCAACTGTTTTTTCTGGTGCAAAGGATGCTTTTTGTGCAAGTCTGTATTCTTTTCCATCTCTGTCAAATAAATTTGGAAACGTAATTTTTCGAAAACCGTGTATATCCATCTATATATGTTGTATACGATTTCTATGAATTTATATTGCAACTTCCGCAATAATTCCAGAATATTGTCCGTTATTGTCGGCGGCGAGGTTGATATCGCTTTCTCCTGTACCAAACACTCCATCTGACAATGGTACGTCAGAACTCTTTACCCTGTCTAATCGTCGAAGTTTCATAATAATATCATTGCGCTTCATTTCATTTGCACCATTGATTTTTCGTTGAGCGGCTAATTTCTTAAGCTCTTTTGCGGTCATTGCATCATAATTAACAGTTGTTGTTACAGTGTGAATAGAATCATCTGCATGAGATACAAAAGTAGATGGCTGTGCTCCGCTTAAATTAGTCATTTCAAATGTATGAGTATTATCGTGCGAAGAGGATGCAATATGTTCATCCTTGTTATCAGACGTTTGTTCATTGCTACCCATAGATGCATGAACTTCATTTAAAACATTCTTATACAATTCCTCTTCACTTGTAATTTCTTGAATTGTTTCGAGAGTTTGTACATGAGTGCTATCTATCGCTGATGCCGTAGATGTTAATACTGGGGATGAAGTTGGAGCTGGTGTGGATGAATAATTAAATAATCCAGACATTAATCCGTCATCTGGCGAATGAATATGTTTGACTGTCATATCCGTAGCCATTTTAATATCGAGTAACATTCCTTCCATGATACTGATTTTTTGCTCGGATTGTTGAAGTCGAGTATATAAATATAAACATACTGCTCCAAATAGTAAAACAATCATTAACGAAATTGCAATGGTATCTCGGGTAGACGACATTCTGATGAACCGGTATTAAAAAGAGATGTATAGAAAACGCATTTCACTAAATACCGTACTTTTCTAATAACTCATCTACACTGCTTACACGACAGATTCCATCTTTGAGACTATATGAAAAGATAACCTTATTAGTTGCAGAATCAATATGCGCTGGACAACATAATTTTTGAATATTTAGTGGTGCATTTTCCACCAATTCGAATAAATGTGTGCTTATTATGCTAATAGAGTTCGTCTTATTCCACAGATAATTGCAGTATTTTTTACAACTTAAGAGTGCATCTGGTGGATTTGTTGTATGATATAACTCATCAATCAAAATAATGGATGGTTCATTTGTACGAATTGTATTCGACGTGAAAATTACTTCTTTTTCAAAACGAGATTCTTCACCTGGCAAATCATCGGATGACATATTCACGAAAATATTTTTGAATACTGACATTTCACATTTTGTACCAATTGCTACACCATATGTATGTGCTAGGACAGAAGAGCACGTAAGTGCTCGAAGAACAGATGATTTGCCACCTCTGTTTGGTCCAGTTAAGAGCGCATGATTTAGATTTTGGATAGTGAATGGGTTGCACTTATCTTCAGGAATTTGATAGTCGTATGTGTCATGAATGTTATAAGTGAGGTTCTTCTTCCAATCAACAATGCATAGTTTTTTATGAGTTGCTATATGAAATAGTACATCTAAATCTCCTAAAATTCGGAGAGTATACTTGAAATTTGTTGGATGAAGTATTGCAGATGCGAGAATTTGTCTATCATTTGGAAGAGACTTCAAAGGGGAATCGAGAATATCAATTCCGTATTTTTCAAAAAGGGTTTGTATATTATTATATATTGTTTTTAGGGATATAAGGGACTGTTCCTTGACTTTTAATTGTGTGTCTACCCTGTGTAAATGGTCATATGTCCAATATGGTTGTATCAGTCCTTGGATGATAGATACACCTAGGAAGAATATTTGTGTAATATTTTTTGGTAAGATTGCATCCATCATGGAAGTTGGGGCGGCAGTGGCAGCAGAGGCAGCAGAGGTAGCTGCAGAAGAGGATGCCGATACAATCGATGTCAGATTAAATGGTGAACTTCCTGACAATATACTGGACACCATTTCAGTATACATTCCAAACTGTATCGGTAGTTTGAATACATAGCGAATCAAAATATATGGCACTATCAATGTCATTATCGGAACCAGAAATGAAATAAATGGAAGAGCATATACTCTTATAAATGCCCAGATGGATAGCAGAAATGGTATGAAATTAATTGGTTGCCAAAGTGGCTTTGTAAATAAGAGCTCATTATATGATTCCTTTTCCAGTTCATTTTTTTCTGAAAAAATATCTGTCAAGTCTGCTTCGATGGCATGTAATTCAGTGAAATATTTATCTGCTTCTTCTGAAAATTCAGGATTATGATATCCTATATTTCGGATTTTGGAAATCTGCTCGGATTGTAATCGTAATAATTGCAAATCTGCTTTGGCACGTAATGTACCGTCTTTAAATGATTGTTTTCCTGCTTCAGAACGAATATGTAACCAGTCTGCTAAATTATTTACATTCATAACATCCTGGCATCTTTTTAATTGTGAAACTGTGCTTGTATCTTGCATGTGAGATGCTATTTATAAAAATGCTGAAAAGGATATTCTATTTTAAACCCATTTGTATGCATAAACATAATTTAAACATAATTTAAACATTTAGTGTACATATATTACATATAATATACATCGACGTATTATAAAATTATTCAATATTTTAGAGGATTGTGTAATTTAACTTAAACATTTTTTGCATAAAAAGAATATGGCGACCATTCATTCTACCATCGAGGAAATCGATGTTATTCGTAATTTAAGAAGCTATATCCGGGATACAATTGTATCAGAAGATATAGTAAAATCATTAGAAGAGATTGAACAATGTCTTCATAGTGGTACTGATTCACAGGGATGGTGTCGTGTTCCTTGGCGCCAGAACAATAATGGAAATGGTAATAACCAGTCCCAAAACCAGTCCCAAAACCAGTCCCAAAACCAGTCCCAAAACCAGTCCCATAATCATAATAATAAACATATGAGAGATAATAAGGACAATAGAGATATCAGGGATAATACAAAACAATATACATATAAGTATTCAAATGATGTAAGAAGTGATAATGTACGTGACAATGATAATAATTCAAAATACAAATACTCTGTAGTAAAAAATAATGATGGTATCGCAAATAGCATGAACAATAATAAACAATTTAATGATTTTCGTAGAGATGGTGATAATACTACAAAGTATAATAACAATAACAATAACAATAACAATAACAACAATTCAAAGTATGGAGGAAATAATACATCATCCAATAATGATGACACTATGAATAATATATCTAGAAACTCAAATAATTTACATAATAAGTCACCATCAAATCATCCTGCATTTGGTAATAAAGGGAATGGAAAATCAAATAGTGGCGGTGCTGCTATTACAATAAATAGAGGCGATTATACCAAAACAAAAGCATTTAACACAATCACCAATGGTTATACTGTACCACCTAAACAAGTAAATCATGCACCACCAGGTCGTTATGTCAGTAAATATACCAATTCGAATAATAATGATATGGATGCACAAATTCTTAATACAATTATATTAGGAAAACTTAATAAATTCAGCGGTGCAAACTACGATGATATAAAGGACTTTTTATGTCAGATTTTGGACTCTGGTGAGACAACCTTCTTAAAGGATTTTATGAAGCTAGTATTTCAAAAAGGTGCAACAGAGGAAATCTTCTGTCCACTTTATGCAAAATTATTGAGCGAATTGAGTTCGAAATATCCAGTGTTATTGAAAGAAATGTCTGAACTATATTCGAGCTATATTGACATTTTTGAAGAAATAAGTGAAATTGATGGAAGCGCTGAATCTTCCGGATCAGACGATAGTGAAAAAAATTATAGTAATTTTGTTGAAAATAATTTATTAAAGAAACAGCGTCAGGGTTATTCGCAATTCCTCGCAGAACTTATTAAGCATAGTGTTGTCGATATTGAAATATTTATGAAAACACTTATGACAATTGTTGAGCAAATTCAGCAGATTTGTGATAAGAATGGTCATACAGGAGTCATTGAAGAATATTCGACATGTTTATTCAAAATTGTTATTGCAATCAATCAATCAAATGTTCCTGATGTTGTTAAATTTAAGGGTATGATTAAAGATAATTTATTGACATTTTTGATGAAGTTTAAGACAAAGAACCCCGAATATGTGAGTATATCCAATAAGGGTCGATTTGCATTCATGGATATTTACGATATTGTTGAAAAATTTTAGATGCGTATAGTAGAAAAATGAAAGGAGGTCGTACTCATCGTCGCAGTCATCACAAGAAGCGCGCAACACATCACAAGAAGAGAAGTGCAGGATTATTTGCATACGTCTACAAGCCAGTAGATGAAACTCTTGGTGCAGTCTCTAATATTACAACTATTACTGCAAAGACTCTCGGTAAGTTAGCAGAAACTGGTGTCAGTGGAGTTCGTAAGGTCGGTCGTAATGTTACCGGTCGTGCAAACCGTATTGTAAGTGGTTTAGTTGGCAAGTCTAGCAAAAAGACTATGCGCAGACGTAAGCATTAAATTATTTAATTATACGCTTTTAGTTTAATATAATTTAATACATTTGTATATACTTATGTATTTATTTTTATATGTATGATATTACAAATAAAAATAAATATGTTGAATCATATTACAAATAACTCAATATAAAGCTAAATTATTATACTCTGTTAGAATGCATAATAGAAAGAAGAGTAACACAACTGAACAAATGAATAATAAGAAGAATGGAGATAAGAAAAAAGGTGACGATAAACGAAAAATTATAAAAAAAGGAAATGCGGGGGATATGTCAAGTGATGATAGCAGTGTAGATAGTAAGGGAAATATTCGTGACCTAATTGATTATGAAATGGAAGATGAATTTTTGAAAGTATATGAGGGCGATGATTCTACATATGTTCCATCGGATGAAGAATTATCCCAGAAAAAGTTAAAAAAGAGAAAGAGTATTTCATCAAGCGATGATGAAAGTGGATTTTCAGATGAAGAAGATAATTCTGAAACATTTTCGAGATATTTTAAGCATCGTGCATTTATTGGTTCAGATATGGAAGAGGATGACGAGGATGACGAAGACAATGATGAAGACGATGAAGACGAAGAAGAAGATGGTGAAGACGAAGAAGACGAAGAAGACGAAGAAGACGAAGAAGACGAAGAAGACGAAGAAGACGAAGAAGACGATGACGATGACGAGGATTATGAAGATGATAAACAACAAATTTATAATTTAAGAAGAGGATCTAAAAATAAGGTATTCGAAGGTTCACCAGGAAGTTTTGTTATTAAATTTGCACCAGATATCGAAGAGCCTCTTTCCCTCGAACCAAAACGCCATAATATGAAAAAAGAAAGTAAGATTGTAAACAAGTTCTATGAATTACTAACCGCTCCTGTGGATGATAATGATATCGATGCACAGATTGATCAATTTAAGGCACTTTCGGATGAAAAACAACAAGTATTAGTTGATGCTCTTGAAAAACGCCCAGTAAATACGAATAGTAGTATTAACTTAATGCTTCGTATTCTGCAATTAAATGTATCGCAAGATGTAAAATCTATGATTCTTTCGAAGTATAATTCTCTTCAAAGTATGGACCCGTCAACTGGAGAATATTTTAAGTTACGAAACTGGATAGAAAAGGCAGCAAGTGTTCCATTTGGTGTATGCCAAGAAACACCTGTAAAAATAGAAGATGGTTCTGAAAAATGTACTGAATTTATGATGAATGCTAAAAAATGTTTGGACGATGCTATTTATGGACAGGAAGAACCAAAGTTACAAATTTTGCAATATATTAGTTCAAAAATTTCAAATCCAAATCGTCGCGGTATGAATCTTTTATTAGTGGGTCGCCCAGGAATAGGAAAGACAACGCTTGTAAAAAATGGAATAGCACCTGCCCTTCAACATCCTTTCCAATTTATTAGTTTAGGAGGAGACTCTGATGCAGCAACATACAATGGTCATCAACTTGTTTATGAAAGTTCTAGTTGTGGGAAAATAGTTGATAGTTTAATTCAAGCAAAATCAATGTCTCCAATTCTTTTATTCGATGAAGTTGATAAAATTAGTGACACACCGAAGGGCGAGGAAGTTAAAAATATTCTTATTCATTTAACCGACCCTGCTGCACATTCTGATTTCGAAGATAAATATTTATCAGGTATTCCAATTGATTTATCAAAAGTAATGTTTATTTTTTCTGCAAATGATATTACACAAATTGATAAAATTCTTCTAGACAGGTTGATAGTTATTGAACTACAGGGATATGACATTAAGCAGAAGTTGACAATTGCTGAAAAATATATGTTACCAAATGCACTCAATGATATTAATTTGGTTGGACAAATTACATTTTCAAATGATATCCTAAAATATATTATTGAGGAATATGCAAACGAAGAAGCAGGTGTTAGAGAATTAAAGCGATGTATCGAACAAATTGTTCAAAAGATTAATATGCTTCGTATGTATAATACAAAAGATTTACCATTCCATATTGCAAACTTTTCTCTTCCATTTATTCTCAAAAAGGAACATGTTGATTTATTTTTAAAGAAAAAGAATAGCTCACGTGATAAGCCTCCATTTGGTATGTATGTATAGATAATTTAATAATTCTATAGTATGTATAATAATTCTAAAATAACTCTAATAAAATATTAAAATTTATTATTTTATTAGGAAAGAAAAGAAAAGAAATGGATCCTGAAAACTTATATGTTAGTAAATTCGCATACAAAATTGCAATCTTATTTGTCATAATAGGTGCATTAAACTGGTTATCTATTGGATTATTTGATACAAATGTAGTTCAGGCAATTGTTGGAAGAGGATTAGTAGCTCGATTTGTCTATATTTTTGTTGGCATTTGTGCTCTTGCAATCATGTTTGACCGCGATACATATCTTCCATTTTTAGGACAGACTGTTATGCCATGTTCTATTTTAGTTGATAAAACACCTGCTGATGCAACTGCAAAAGTTATTGTCACCGCTGCACCCGGTTCAAAAGTATTATTCTGGGCAGCAGAACCTGCTCTCGATTCATTAAAGGATGTTCCAACATGGGATGTTGCTTATTCCAAATATGAAAATATCGGTGTGACAACTGCTGGTCAGGATGGTGTCGCTGTATTACGCGTAAGAGATCCACAACCATATCGTGTTCCATGGAAGGGTGAACTTGAACCTCATGTACATTATCGTATTTGTGAAGGAAATGGAATGCTTGGAAAAGTGCGTACTGTTTATACAAAGGATATGAAAGTAGAAGGTTTTAGAGGCTTTTAGATTCATTTTTTACGTTTGAACAACATTATATAAGTTGATGATCCAAAGATTGGATTATTCATTTTCTGTGCTCTTTCATCATCCATGAACCACCATTCCTTTGATTGCGGATGACGAAATTGCGATGTATAGTGTCCTCCTAGATGTGAACCATGATGGTCTATTACTCCACGTAATTCATAATCCCAGTTTTTACTATGTTCATTTGACTCTGGTGCAAATATGTCTTTTAAAGCTATATCTTCACCTTTGTATGGGATATGTGTCTGTTTTTTCTTTCCATCATAATCGAAACGAGATACTGACACGAAAAGTGCTTTGGGTAACATCCAAATATGTGAAACTGTATGTGCAAGTTGTCTGTCTGGACGACATTTTTCACAATCAAACCCTTCTATTTCTGAAATTTTAAATTCGTTCTGTATCCACTCTATCAATGAGTTTCCTTCGCATGGAATTTTTAAAATATTGAATGGCTCCCAATTATATGTTTTATTATTACAATTTGCACATGTAACTGTTTTTCGAATAAATCCAAAAAATAATTGGACGATTGGGCTAGAGTTTTTTTCCAAAAATTTGACCCACTCTTGATGAGCCATTGCTCTCATTTTTATGAGTTCCCTATCTTTTTCATTTTGTTGAGTAATTACTGGTTCAACTATATTATATTCTATTTTTTGTTTTGTTGCTTCGTGAAAGTTATCGAGAAGATATACTAAATATTCATGACAATCGTTTGGAATTGGATGACCAAATTGTTCATAAATTGTTCCTTTTACAACATCGCGTATTGTTTCTAAAAAGCCAGACGGTCGAACATAGGATGGATGATGTGCTGACCATAATGATTTGAGAAGTTCATGAAATGCGAATAAAATTCTGGTATGATTATTTTTATTTTGTTCATATATTTTTGGTATATGTGTCTTATCTACACAATATGAACTCCATTCACTTACTGCTCGTAGAACTTGGATACATGAATTTACATAACATGTATTTCGCATATTCATTATTCCACATACTCCTTTTAATGATGGGTTTTGTTGTTGTTCAGTATTGTTACTAATATCGGCATTATTATTTACATCATTTTCCATTTTATTGTATTCTTTTATTATATATTACTATATAATAAAATAGGGCATTTAGGCTGTAATATAATCCAACTTAAATAATTATTGTAATATTTTAATAACACTGTTTTTTGTATTTTATATTTCTATAAAATGAATAATGAGGTAAATGAGATAAATGAGGAAAATAACGAACAGAATGAACACAATGAACAGAATACCAATCAAAATACAAACCCATCTTTTCTTAATGAATTTCCTAGTGTACAATATGGAATAACTCTTCTAGACGATATTCATAATTATTTTCCAGATTTATTATATAATCAACAACGTTTTAATAATGTTAGAGATGTACTTACATATTTACGACATGGAGCACAAGATACTGAACGATACAGAGATGCTCAAAGAAGTTATGACCAAACAATAAGAAGACGTGAGAGAGAAAATCATGATAGTAGGCAAAGAATACGAAGAATAAGAAGAAGATTAGATAGTCGTTCACACTCTCCTATTTCTTTACGCCTTGATACACCAGAATATATTCATAATATGCGCATAAATTATGATGAAATATTTCAGCATCCGCAAATGTATATTGCAGGACTATATGTACAAGGTAATTCATTAAATCTGAATATAAATGAAAATAATGAAAATAATGAAACAAATAACGAAGAAAATAATTATATTCATCTCAATTATGATACATCTGAATCAAGTGATAGTTCTGAACAAAATGAAAATAATGAAAATACAAATGATCCAAATGATAGCGGTAATGAAGATACAATATTTTATCATAACATAACAATCGATGATATGTTACCTATACCACGAAATAATGTAATTGATAGAGGAGATAGAAATAATGAAAGACTAAATAATATACGAACATTTATAGATAGAATTATAAATACTAATAATTTAGAACCAGTTATAGTATCACTTTCAGAAAATGATTTAAATACATACACTACTCGTTTTCATGTAGTATCTGAAGATGAAGTATATAATCCATGTTCCATTTGTCAAGAAGATATTCGTTTAGGTGAAGAAATACGAAGTATATGTCATTGTAATCACTCTTTTCATACAGATTGTATCGATACATGGTTTCAACGAAGTGTTCGATGTCCAAATTGCAGATTTGATGTACGCGATACACCGCGCCCAAACATAGAACATTATGACATTTTTTCAGAAAATGAAGATAATGATAGCCTATAATTTCATTGGTTTCGAATAATATTATGACATAAAAAATATATTATTCTAATATTAAGGTTGATACTCTTTTAATATGTTAATATTTATAATATATAATATTTATATTCATTGATTTGATTGATATCTTTTTGTAATATAGTATTATTCTTATCTTTATTTTTATTTTTTATTGTTATACTTCGAATAGGTCGGTAATATGAAAAGAATGAGTTAATATATTTCTTTGTAAATAATATTCTCATTTTATAAATATGTGTTTTATATTATTATGTATGATAAATTATGATACATAATAATACAAAAAAGTTATTCAAATTTTATATGTTATACATTATAATGTATAATTATGTTTATACGCTAATCTTGCTCAAATCATCTGGCAATGCTTGGATTTTTGTAGAATAATACTTTTCAATCTCTTCCAACATTGCATGTTCCTCTGGGCAAATTAAATTGATAGAAAATCCCTTACGACCATAACGCCCACTACGACCAATACGATGGATATAATTTTCTCGTTGAACTGGTAATTCAAAATTCATGACCATACTAATCTGTTGAATATCAATACCACGTGCGAGTAAATCTGTACTAATTAATACACGGACAGTTCCACTTCGAAAATCTTGCATTCTTCTCTTTCGTTCAGCAACATCCATTTCACCATGAATACACTCGAGTGTAAAACCTGCATCTTGCATCTTTTTCGATAACCACTCTGCCTTTTGACGCTTATTTACATAAATGATTGCCTGATTAATTGTAATACGTTGATAAATATCGAGTAATACATCAAACTTCCAATCCTCTCTTTCTAATGGTACATAATATTGTGCAATACCATCTAATGTAACCTTATCAGGTGTTAATAAAATACGGACTGGGTCACGTAAGAATGTCTCTGCAACAGTTACGACATTTTCTGGCATTGTTGCACTAAATAATGCTAATTGTACAGTAGATGGGAAACGGAATTGAAGAATACACCTAATTTGTTCTGCAAATAAATCCTCCAATAACTGGTCTGCTTCATCCAAAATGATAGACTTCATGTGGTTGACTTGTAATGTACCTCGGTTAAGAAGGTCATAAATACGCCCAGGTGTACCAACAATGAATTGTGCACCATTCTTAAGAGCCTGAATATCTGAACGAAGTTGATTACCACCCGTTGCAGAAAGAACTTGTAATTTCATATGTGCACCTAGACCAGTTGCAACATTATATGTTTGTTGTGCTAATTCACGTGTTGGTGAAAGTACAATGACTTGTGGTGCCTTAATAGTTGGGTCGATTTGACTTAATGCTCCAATCGTAAAAGCACCTGTTTTTCCTGTACCCGATTGACTTTGAGCAAGAATGTCTCTATGACTTTTCATAGGGACAATCGCACGTTGTTGAATACTTGATGGCTTTTCAAAACCAAATGAATACAAACCCCTTAAAATAGTTTCGTCCAAACCCATCTCATCGAAAGATTCATACACTTTTACCTCTTCACTTGTAAAATGTGTAGTTGGGACTTCACTGTTTGTTTCGTTATACTGTTCGGAGTTTTCCATTTTTGCCTTGCTCTGATAGTAAAAAATCGGAAAATAGTAATCAAATTTTATCACAGTTTCTTTTTTGGGTTTTGGGTTTTGGGTTTTGGGTTTTGGGTTTTGTTTGTAAAACTTCAAATTATACAAAATAGCATATCATAAAATTTGAAATTAAAATAACGTTTCACCGTAGATAGAAGTAATAAAAAATGGAAAACTCCGAACAACCAAACAATGTTGATGTGGATAATTTACCATATGAAGACCAGGATAAAATAAATGAAGATAATGATGTTGATGATAATGCAGAAGTTAAAGGAGAAAGTGACACTTTAATAAAACAACCAGATACACAGGTAAGACCCGAATTGCGAAAACTATATTCGCAACACCCAGAATGTATTATTGATTATATTGAAACTGTATTACCAAAAATTCCAGTAACAAGTATTCCAATTAATGACCCAAATCACCGGACCTATCCGTTTCTCACACTTTATGAAAAAACACGTGTAATTGGTCTTCGTGCAAATCAATTAAGTCAGGGTGCTAAAACATTTATAGATGTTCCAAAACATGTAACTGACGTAAGAGAAATTGCACGTATTGAGCTTGAACAAAAGAGACTTCCATATATTATTAAACGTCCTTTACCAAATGGTCAATATGAATACTGGAGATTATCCGATTTAATGATGATTTAAACGCAGTAAAATTATAGATTTGAATGACATATGGTTATATTATGCATTCATTTTAATTGATGAAGCAGCACATATACTGTCTTTTTTTCTACATTCTCTATACACTTCTAACTGAATTAGTTGCTTGTTCTTTTCAGAACATGTTCGTTTATTTGTTCGACGATTGCGCAGTAATTCTAAAAAAAGTTGTGATTCATATAATGAAGGATACTCTGAATGTTGTCTCTTATGTGATATAATATTCTGTTTAATTTTAGATACTCTGTTTAACAAATTATCATCCATACAATACAACTCCCTCTATCATACAATAATAAAAATATTTATTATCACAGATAATAGATGGATGTGTATATAAATTATTGAGTGCTTATGAACGTATGATTGTCTCTATTGTCTCCAATGTTTTCCACAATTTAGACATGTTATGAAAATTGTCATCGGTTCATCTGCAGAACGAGTTTGCATCTCATAATATGTACTTTCTCTCTTGCCACACTTCTTACACTTGAATTGGTCGGTTGCTCTGCTTTTATTTCCTTCCAAAATTTTCTGTTCTCGAATGAGTTGTTTGTCTGCCAATTCCTTCCAATTTTCTGGATAAAGTTCATACGATGACATTTTTGGAATATCGGATAATGGGAATTCCTTATCCTGTGCTCTTTGCAATAATCGTGTATTTTTTACATTTGAATTTGGATGGAGATTACTTATAACTGACCAACAAATTTGCTTATGTAATTCACAGAAATTAACTGAATTCCAATTTCGTGGAACAATTTGTTTTTTTGCATTTTCAATCACTGTCATAAGTGTTTGTTTTTCGAGTTCGACGATTTCTTCCTCTGTGAAACCATACTCTTTGAGAAATTGCAACATATTATAATATCCTTTTCGTTTACTATTCGTTGTATAATCATCATCTAGATTGAGTTCATCCTTTAACATATGTATATCTGATTTTGAACAAATTGGTTGTGCAATAATCTTTTTTCTTTTTTGAACAGGAGGTTCATCTTCGATATCATCGTATATTTCTGCATCGTCTAAATTATCATAATCATCTTCGTCTGATTCATCCAAATCTTCCTCACTTTTAATATCATCTTCGAGTTCATTTTCCAATTCATTGTCTTCTTCCTCTTCTTCATCGCTATCATTGTCTTCATTGTCTTCGTTATCATTATCCTTATCATCTTCGTCATTTTTTCCAAAATAATTTTCTATAAACTCGGTCCAGACCTCGAGCGATAAATTAGTTGGCTTTTCCCAACTATCTTCATCAATAGATGTAGCTACTGCAATACCATCCCCAAATATTGTTTGTGTCTCATATGGTGGTGGAAACATGAATTTATTTTCAGTGCCCTTCTTTCCTTCTTTGTAACCAAATACGTAGAGGGCATATTCTTCGAACTCATATTTTCCAACATTTTCTGGTGGGCTTTTCTTTCGTAAATATTTCTGAATAGTTTCGAGTGATAATTCTTTATCTAAATTGAGTGCTAGATTTATTTTTCGAGTTTCACCCTTTGCAGATAATATAACGGCTGTTACTGATTTTTGTGGAGGCATTTTATATTAAATAAATAATAAATTATAATAAAATATAATATATTATATAAAATATGTAATATACTTTATATTGTTAATCATGTGTTTGTTATATCAAATTTTATGGTTTTATATACTGTTATGGATTTACAACAAATATGGTTTTGCCAAATCATTTTGTTCATAGAATTTTTCACCTTGTGCTCCTGGGATAATTGTTTTAATTGCAGTCTTTTGGTCGATGGTTGCATCCACTGTAAAAAAATCGTTCTTTCCCATCGATTCCTTTGGAAGATATGTCTCTTCTTCGCCACCTGGGCGTTCAAAATCAACAACTGGCACCGATTTCTGTGCTTCGGATTCTTCTTCGACAGTCATCAATGATGGTGCAGAATCCTGAATGATTTGGATTTCAAGTTTTTTCTTAACTTCAATTACTTTTCTTCTATTTCGTTCAAGATATAGAGAACCAATCACTACAAGTGATACAACACCGAGTGTAATATTTTGTGATACAGCCCATAGAACAAATAATATGGCGAATATTCTTACAATAATATTATCAAATCCTTTGAATATAAATGATGGAATAATTGGCATTAATATGAAAATAATTGCGAGTAATGCTATCTGATTCACTTCTTTTGTTGCCATCTTCTATTAATCTGTTAGCCAAAAAGAATATAAATTTGAATTGTATTCCTTTATATAAGTTAGATAGCTCCGCGTTGCATACCTGCCATGTTAAAATATATCACAAAAACATCCAAAACATCTACAAAAGATAGTTCTATTTCTGCTTCTGCTTCTGACAACATGGCATCTTCTGCTGCATCTGTTACGACAGATATTCAAAAAATGAGCCGTATAATTACATCCAGAGGTTATGCTGTCTTAAAATCTGCTCTGACAGATAAACAACACCAACTTATCAGAAAAGAATTAACAGTCGCCCCAGCTGTTCTAGAAGCATACTCCAAATCAATCACTCCTTTTCCAATTTATTGCGAATCTGCCAGCAGATATTATGTACCACGTGCATGGGGTATAACAAATCTAGGTGAACCGGAAGCGAATATAGTATCAAATGGAGTTCCTCTTCCAGAAAGTGTTACGTTTAAAGGAAAACCATACGACTATCAAGAACAGATTATTTCAACATTTATAGATAAAGGTGCAAATGGTCTTATTTGTGTTCCATGTGGTCGTGGAAAGACATTCATGGCTTTAAATATTGCAGTTCGTCTCGGTCATCGTTTTCTCATTGTTGTCGATAAAGAGTTCCTCATGAATCAATGGAAGGGAGAGATTGAAAATTATGTATCAGGTATGCGTGTGGGTATAATCCAGGGACCGAAGGTTGAGATTGACCCTGAAAAATACGATTGTACTATTTGTATGCTTCAAACAATCTGTCAGCGAGACTATGCTCCCAATTTCTTTGCAGGTTATGGACTGGCAATATTTGATGAATGTCATAAACTCGGTGCACAGGTTTTCAGCAGGTCTCTTATGAAAATACAAGTTCGTAATATGCTCGGTTTAAGTGCAACGCCAGATAGAGATGATGGGCTTACAAAAGTGTTTGAATACTATTTAGGAAAGCCCGTTTATCAGGAAAAGGTACGTGAACCAGATTCGAGTGTTGTGGTTCAAGCTATTTGGTTTCGTTCGGAGGACCCTGCTTATGCAGAGGTTCCAAAAAACTGGAAAGGAGAAACTGTCACTGCGAAGCTAATGACTCAAATTGTTACATGTAAACCTCGAACTGCGAAAATTGTAGAGATTATTCGTGAGCTCTCTGAAGATGCAAATCGACAACTTCTTGTTCTGGCTGAAAGAAAATGTCTCCTCGAAGATTTTGAAAATTCATTGATGATTTTGAAGAACTCTCGAAAAGAGAATTACAGAGTTGGATATTATATTGGAGGAATGGATAGTGAAGTATTGGACAGAAATGCAACAACATGTCAGATTTTATTAGCAACATATGCAATGGCTTCAGATGCCCTCAATATCAAAACACTCAACACATGTGTAATGGCAAGTCCTCGAAAGAAAGTAGAGCAGAGCACTGGGCGTATTTTACGATTACGTCCAGAGAACAGAAAAGCGAATCCAATTATTGTAGATGTTATTGATCAGCATGAAACATATGTACGCCAATGGTGGATACGACAACGATATTATAAACAATGTGAATACACAATCGAACATATCAATCGCAAAAAAGAAACAGTCGCACTTCGTGAGGCTTCAGCGGATGGATGTCTTATTTCGTTTTCAGGTTCTGGAGGCGATAATGAAGAGAAAACTGCACTCGAAGAAGGCACTGTGGAGAGTGAGTATGAAGAATGATAATAAAAAATAAAATAGTAAAATAGTAAATTCTAATTAAAATATTTGTGAAATATATGATATTAGAATATTATACGAGTGTATATTTTATGGTATATTTTGTTTAATCCTTTCTTCTTTTTGTGGAACGACGATGACTCTTACGACCCTTTCTGTGTGCCTTCTTTTTACCACCACCTGTCTTTAAACAGGCTGCATTAAAGCCACGTGCTGGATATCCAATATTTCCTGCAAAAACAGGTGTTGCAGAGCTTCCAGTGAATTCTGGTTTAAAAGTATATCCTGCAGTTGGCATGTAGAGACCTACACCACCTGCTGCAGTACCTACAGTTACAGTTGGTACAGTTGCTGGTCCATTAATTGTACTTGCCATTGGGTCGAGTAATGGAGCCATACCACCCATTACCTTTGTTAATGCTTGTGGGTATTGACCTGGTGCTGGTGGATAAGTGAATGCACCAGATGGAGTTGGTGGAGAAGGATATGATACACCACATGGAATCTTATCATATGAAGAATAGGAAGATGCTCCAACACCATTTGCTTGATTTACTTGTGCAGTACTTGTTTGACTGAAAAGACTACCACCTCCTCTCTTTCTATATGTCTTACGTGAACCACCCTTTGTTACACCGGGTAATCCTGCAGGAATTTGTGCAATAGTTCCTGCACTCATTAATCCTGGTCGTGGAATAGTTGTTGGGGCACAGTCCTTTACGAGTGAACCAGCTGGTTGGTATGGTACATTTTCTGGATATCCTGGTGTAATCAATTTACCCATACCCCAACCACCACCACGTTTACGCATGGTATGTGTACGCTTTCTCGTGCGTCTATGTCTTTTACTATGACCATGTTTTTTGGACATTGTAAACTTATTCTATTATTGGCAAATAAAATATTGTAAAATTTGATTTATATAAATATATATAATATGCATTGTGTAAATGTATAATATATGTATAAAATGTCAGGTGAACCACACACAGAAACACATGTGATTTGTATTGAAGAAGATAATCAACCATCCCTTGACCACACTACTTATGAATTAACTAATGAAACATGTATGTTTTGTCTCGAAACAGTTCCATCCAATAGAAAACCGAGACCATGTATGTGTGTTGTGCATTATCATCAATATTGTTATCTCACATGGGTTGCATCATATGGAAGTACATGTCCACTCTGTCGTAAAACACCCATAGCAGTTATAAATAAGGATACACTTGAGTTAGAATTTGAATTAATGGAGAATGGACATCGTGCTCTAACTACCGATACAATTGAAGAATATGGTACATCAGGTAGTATACCTAATTATACGAATAAACATATAGCTATATTATGTTTGATTGCTACATCTGTAATTGTTATAATAGTACTTATGATTCTCATTTTCCTGCGGATATATAATATTTAATATCAGCGCCATATTATTCTGGTTTAATAAAAAACGAGTATGCCATTATAGGTGTATCCTCTGGCATAATTTTTGTAATCTGGTATTTCGAGAATTCATCATTCCATGAAACCTTCACAATCAAACCCTTTTGATTAATTTGTGTTTTAAGGTTTTTGCTCATTTCCATGTTCGGAATACTTGCAATACCAATCAATGTATTTTCCTGGCTATATAAATTATATGTATCGGGTAAATTAAACTTATCGTATGGTTTGCAAAGAGCATATAAATCAACTGTGATTCTTGTTTTTCGTTCGAGAGTAGGAGGAATATATTTATTTGTTTTTTGTAATATTGTATCATCCTTCCAGAACCATCTCGGTGAACGTATAATATCGTGTTGAAAAATCCAATAATGACTCGTTGGGTCCTCTTCCAATGATAATTCATCCAGGCTCAATGGTTTGACAATTTTTGGAGTAATTTTAAGGAGTGGTTGATTTGTTGGAATTTTATTCCAAAAAGTTCGAAGCTCTTCCCACCTTTTCGAAAAAGGAGTTGTAGACCATAAGTCCTTTCCTTCAGAGATAAGAATATCTTCGATTTGAAGAACCGATTCACCTGGTAGCATATTTGCGATACATATAGTTGGTCCTTTGGAAAATAAACTCGGCGGAAGTAACCAACGAATTGTCAAACCCTCTTGTCTGTCTGGAGACCAGACACATGGAGCAAATCCTTCGAGGAAACAAAGAAATGTTGCAGGTTTTCGGTCGAACTTTGCCCATGCCCATATTTTTTCGCTTGTAAAAGCCTGTTTTGCCCGTTGAAAGGGAAGATGTATTTCAATTCTATTTTGTAAAAATTGGTATTTCTTAAATATCGATTCTAACGCTTGTATATGTGTTTCATCCAAGCGTTGAAATCGTGGAATACGATTTTCCTGAACATGTAATTCAGAGGAATGTATGGAAGCCTGTACATTCATTTTCGGATATTATTATATTATAGTTGATATTACATATGCGTGTATGCTTTAGGTGTTGTTTGTATATTTGTATATTTGTATATTTGTATATTTGTATATTTGTATATTTATTTATTTATTTATTGAATTGCTAGATAGTTTCGTAAATTATATGAAATAGTTGTGGTTCCTAAAAATAATAGAAATAGTTTATCAATTGTGCCAAATGTATATTCTCGTTGATATGCTAAATACATCAGATATGGTCCATATAAAAGCACATCTATGAGGCGAACATACTGTGTTTTAGAAGTACCAGTTGCTAATATCCAGCCAATTATGAAAAATACGATTATTAATAACGGAAAATACTGATTGATGTTCATTGATATTTATTGCTACTTAAAATGTAGTAAATTGAAGATTGGAAGATGTATCATTTGCATATACACCTCCTTCTAAAAATTCACCACCATTTTGAGTAAATTCGGAACCATATGGTTGAATAGCTTCTGCTGACACTTGTAATTTACTACTTGCAATACCTGCATCTTCGGCAATAGATGTTTCATAATTGCCTGGTGCTGGGCGATAGGATCTTTCTGGACTGCGCATTTGGTCAATTGCATGGGCAGATTTATGGTCTTCCATGTAGTTGTCATGTGGAACAGGTTCGCCGTATTGGACTACTTCACCTGGTGGTCCCTGTTGTGATGGAGGATTTGGACCGGAAGGCATTACATTTTGTGGTGGAGCTTCTGGTGCTGGACGTACAACAGGTGATGCAAATGCAGGGCTTTCTTTAAAAGTTTCTTTTTCAATTTGAACTCCAACTTCGGCTGGAAATATGTAATCTCTTACAAAAGAATATACAATAAAACCAATTATCAAAATAACAATGATATTTGTGACAGACCACATCTTTCTGTACTATTGCTACTTATCTAATGAAATGATTTTTACGCTATAGATATGGTATATATGATATATATACTTGTATTCATGCTGTATATAATCGTAAATGAATAAAATATGTCTAATATAGATATACCAGTGTTCATTATGTCACTCAAAGATAATATACGTAATCTTGCTATTTGGAAATCAGAGGGAGGAAGTATTCCATCTGTCATGGATATTGCAAAGACAGTTCTGCCTATTGTGATTGATTATGTGAAGAATGGCGGTGATATGGACGATGCTCGTCATCTCTCTGTCTCCTATGTTTTGGAGAGTGTGAAATCTGCTGAACAGATTCAGAAGAGTTCTGCAGGGAAATGGAAGGATTTAAGTAAGAATGTGAAGAAACATTTGCCCGGTATTTTGAAGTCTCTTTCAGAGAAGAAGAATGTTGATATGTCATCTGCTTTGAATGTTGTGGATGATTGGTTGAAGCCCTCTTCTTCGTGTCATAGTCGTTGGATGATTTGTGGGAAATCTCTTGCAAAGGAGATTCAGGCAGATTTGAAAGAGAAGAAGGAGAATGGTATCCGCCTTTCTTTACGTGTTGTTGCAGATGTTGTCGTCGATGCGGTGAAGGATGTTGTTGTGAAGGATGATGCTGTGAAGAGCGATGTTGCGGCTGATGTTGTTGTCGATGAAGTGAAGATGGAAGTTGTTGAGAAGAAGACAGAGGAGCAGAAGATTGAGAAGACAGATATTCAGGATTTGAAGAGTACTCTTGATAAGATTGAGAAGGAGATGGATGAGAGTCAGAAAATGATTGAGATAATTCAAAACAAAATTGAGTCAGAACGTGAGTCTTTAAGTACTCCATCTCAAGAGGAGAAAGTTGAAGTGGAAGAAGTGAAGAAAGAACAGGAGGAGATTGTTCAAGAAGTTGTTGAAAATTCTCTAAAGAAAGCCGATATCGCTGTAAAACCTTCCATTCCTCGTCTTTCATCTGTCCCAAGTCCTTCTCCATACATTCGTTCAGGAAAATCTCGTCAAAGTACACCTGTTGCGTCTTCTGTGTCGTATACTGGTCTTCTCGAAAAACATTCGTCTCCTTCTGCTCAATCAAAATCTCACCAGTCCAGTCCAAAGGCTTCTTCTCGAGTATCTGTACCTGCATATGTGATGGTGGAAGCTCCTGTTGTTGACTCTGAATCCGTGGAGAAGACGATGGAATAATAAAATGACCAATTATTTCATAACTGGTAGATTGTTGGTTCGAAGTATTCTCTTCTAAATACCAATCTGGTCCATAATAAAATTTATACTGTGTGGATTTTTTTGTTTGTATGAATTCATCTTTTTTGTCATTTGGTATAGTAACTAGTTTTGTTATCTGAATTTCCATTTTGTGTTTTTGTGTTTTATTATTTTATTATTAATATAAATTTATTATATTTTATATTTATATTAATAATGTATTTATTCTTTAACCTCTTAACTCCTTATTTCGCCTCCTTACTCAATATTATTTTCATATAATAGTTTACTATTTTTATCAAAATTATTTGAAGTTCGTGGGTCGCTTTGAATAAATCGTTTATAACTTTCACTTGTATAAAGTGTCTGATATGAACCATTTGTGTCCGTAAATTTCACTGCAATAACTGCTGGTTTTCCTTCCACTTCTTCAATATCTATTTTGCAATTTGTCCCCTTTAACTTTGAACAATCAATCTTACTTGCTTCCTTTTTCAATAAACAACTATTCTTTTTACTATAATTACTTATCTCATCTTCATAGATTTTGCACATATTTGAATCTGTCGCATGCAAAGCAGATGTTGCATCTGCTGTCACCATAGCAGAACATCCTCTTGTCTTTCCGTCCTTGGATTCAAAATATTTCAAATCTGCTGTGCAATAATTCATCTGACCGTCAGATATGTGTTTCTGCCAGACTTGTGAGCAGAAAGGAAGTGTTCTGTCGCCTTTAGGGTCTAATGTACAACCGGAACAATTTGCGTCAGATTCTCCATTTTTACAACATAATGTACCTCTTTTACTGTAAAGTGTTTTCAATTTCATTGGACAGAATGTAATATCTACGTCTGCCTTCATTCCATTTTCAAATCCTTCTCGTTTCATTTCCCAATTTAATAAGTGAAATAGTATGAATAAAATAACAGAAATACCGATTAATACTAAAAGTGGTATCATTTTGGTTTGTCTATTTACTGCTACTATTACTTATTATAACTTTTATGGAAGTTTTTTTGCCAAATATGAAATTCCAAACAACCCTCCTACAAATCCCAATGTACATCCAATAATTAGTGCAAACTTATCGACTGCCTTTTCAACATTATCATTTTGTGGAGCCTTATATTGTAAGTCGATGGCTTTTTTCTGATTCTTATCTGAATCTAAAAATGTACTTAATTTCGTAGAGCCTTCTGGAACGACATACCCACCTTGAATATCAGTCAATGCATTGAATGGTACACATTTATATTGTTCTGGAGTATATAAGTCGCACTTTTCTTTCAACTTATCACCACCAGATACATAGAATGTAGGCGAATAGATTTCAAATCGTGTTCGAAAATCTTTCTCACCTACCGAAATAGTATTTATATATAATTGTCCGTCGTCAGATAATTCATTCACTCTACGTGTACCTTTTTCAGTAATAATTGACTGAACAGTTGGTTGACCATTTCTTAAAAATTGTGAGAGTGTAAATGGCGGAATTGTTTTATTTGGCGAGACACCCGTTCCAAAAATATTATTTAAATTTGAAAGAGCATTTTGGTTTATAACTATTCCTTCCAAAAATACAAAAATGGAAAGTGTGCTCGTTGAAATATCACCGTCTTCTTTATTTACATGTTCAGTACATGTTGTATATGTGATAGATGGACTGTCTTCCGTAAATAGTGATGAAATACCATTGTCATCTTCATTGCCTAAAAGGCGTTTGATATATGCCGTATTTTGATTTGTATTTCCTAGAAAAATTGGTACACATAAAAGGACACCATCTGGTGCAGACGGATTATCACTCACCTTTTCTGGCGAATATGTCAAAATCACTTCTGCTGCTAATTTCATATTCGGACTCATTGTATAACCTGTATGTATTGGACTACATATCTGTGTATTGACGAGACCATATCTGCCACCACGATATAACAATGTATTATCAATCTGCTCTTCAATTATATTACCAGTTATTGTAGGATTGAGTTTACTAGGAGAATACGCTATTGTAATAGGGACAGTCTTAATTGTCATATCACTCATCATTAGCGGTGTCATATTTCCTAGAATATTTATGAATCCTGAATTACCATCTAATGGACATAATCCTTCTGATGACATTATATATGCTTACTATTATATATTTATTTTTGATATTCAGTTATTAACACAATGTTATATCTTAAAATATTAAAAATAAATATATTTATGAATTACTTTATTTATGAATTACTTTATTTATGAAGAGTTTAGTTTATATAAGACCTGGAATATATTTTGGACCATCAAATCGATACATATTTACTTTACCATGTTGACCTAATCCCTCTAAATTCACATTATCACCTGACATTAATTCATCACATCCAACCTGGTCCATACAATCTCTTTTACTTACACGCAATGGAACTGGAACTGGATTGAATGTATTGGTTCGAGTATAGTAGTTCCATCTGTTGGATGAAGCATTTGTTCGTCGACCATAAAGTGGTAATGCATCGCCATTTATATTTATCATTCCAACGGATTGAAAACTTTCAGGAAGTCCCTGTGTCGGAATGTTAATAGGAATGGATGCGATTCCACCTCTTGGAGGAAACTCGGGTTGTGCCATCCAGTCACGAAGTGGCTGTGGTGCCTGTAGAAAACGACTATCCGTATAACGTGGTGGCTGTTCAATATTTATTATTGTAGGAGGTTGTCTTCTGTGTTCATCAATTTCTTTATATCCTCCATATCCTCCTTTTGAAGGACGAATAGCAAATACAATTTTATCTCCTGCAAAAATAATGACAATACAAATAACGAGTAATATTATCAATACATATCCCAACATGTCGGACATACACCAGACACCTGGTGGACATATTTTACGTGCCATCTACTATCTATTGTTACTTACTTTGCACCAAACATAGAGCCGAAAGTGTCAATCATGTTCTTTCCATCCTTTAAAATTGGATGCATTGATTGTAACATACTCATTAAATTCTTCTGTGTCTCAAGTAATTTCTGTGTATCAGCCGTCATTGAAGTAATCTGGTGTGGTTGCAAAGAATCGAGTGCCTTCATCAAAGTTGTACCTACATCAATGTGTGGTCCGTCCTTCATTTCAGTTGGCATTTCACCGAGTTTGAAGAGACCTGCTCCTTCCTGTGTTGCAAAACCTGCTTTTTCAGTAGGAGCTGGAGTTATATTATTGACCTTACTTATTGGTTTTTTTTCTGTTGTTTCGGATGGTTTAGCCATATCTGCTGTAGTTGTTGGTTCATCTGTTTTGTCAGATTTTGCACCAACGACAGTGGAGGACGGTTTGTCAAGTGCAGGTGCAGGAGTTGAAGATGCTGTTGCTGCCTGTTCCTTTTCTCCTGATTGTCCATCGACCTTTGCATCCTCGAAACCCTCTGAAAAACTACTTGTAATACCAAGGGGCTCATTGTTCTTAACATATTTCTTTTCTATACCTTCCAATCTTTGTGATATTTTTTCTGCAGAATCATCATCAGTGAATCCTTCCATTTTTGGGAAAATATAGACTGTGATAATATAATAATATATTAAACCAAAAATAATTACGGATATTGTAATATATTCTAATGAATCAGCCATGGATGCAGCAATGAGACCTGCTGCAACAGATGCCAAAATACCACTTACACCCATTTTTGTAAGTGCCCATAATGCATAAATTCCAAGAGATGCCAACGCAATTAAGAATGTGAAATTATTGAATTTCATTTATCTATCTACTCTGCTATTGCTACCTCTGTTTTTTTTCATTTAATACCCAATAATGGAACTAATACTTTTGTTAAAAACCAGAAGAGTCCACCTGCTACACATGATTTTACTAGGCTACCTGATAATGTTAAATCACCACCGATATGTACTAGGGATGGTAAATAATGACCAATAATTAAATTGATAACTGGAAGATTAAGAGCAAAAAAGATGATAGCGACGAGTATTGGTTGACGAAATTGATTGAATAAATCAACAATGAATGAACTGCTGCCTCCAGAGGAAAGTGGCATTAATTGCGGAGAAGGTGCACCATTGTAACCATATGACTGATATCCTGGTGCTGACATCATACCACCTACGTTTTGTTGCATCATCATTGCACCTGGATGGGATGCAGCCTGTGCAGAATTACCGTAATTATTGTTCATCATCTGTGCGAAGTCTCCTGGAGTAGGATATTCTTTTCCTATCATATGAACATTCGGACCTGTTCCTGCATCGACTGCATTTGGATAAACCGTGTTTGGATTAGGGCTATTGATAACACGTCCACTAGGAGCCGGGGGAACCATACTACCTCCAGATGATTGATATTGTTGTTGATGCTGCATTGATTGGATTGGATTTGAATCACTTGGTGAATTCATATCAGCTAAAATCTTATTTACTAAATCACCGTCATTTCCAATAACCGGAGAACGACTGTCTAAATCACTTATTAGTGTTCCACTCATTTATTTCCACTAAACTTAATGCAGTGTTTTGTTTTTGATTTTTTACGAATTAGCGACGATTTGCCAAAAATGATTCGCGTGTTGAGAATTCATTCTTAAATGGTTCTATTGCTCCTTCCGATGGACATGATATAAGATTTGTTTTGAATTCATAACACTTACCATTCATAAAAAATACCTTATTGTCAAAATCCTGTATTGCAGGTGCCTTATTTATTGTACATTCATCACCCTTGCATGTTGGTTTTATAATACATATTAGCCCTATACCTAGTAGAAAACTGAACATTGTGTTAAAATGTGGACTTTTTAATATATCAGATATCATCTTCTATTTGTATAAAGTATTATATGTTATTATAAATCATTATTTATTATAACATATATGTTAATATTTATGATATTATATAGTAGAATATATTCTGTAAAATGATTCAGCACTTTAGTCTTATACCATTTATAGTTGGGTTAGTTATTGGTATAATTGGTATTTATTATGCAAAAAATGAGAAGGTTGAAATTAAAAAATATCCATCTCTCGAAAATGCGGGTAAATTAACATATAAGGATAAGAATGGTTCATGTTACAAATATGATATACGCGAGGTTGAATGTGATTCAAACGAAAGTAGAATTTCAACATATCCTTTACAGTAATTATGGATTTTGCGTGGCTGTTTCTGTTTCTGCGAATGCCACTGCTACTGACGGCTGTATAGTCTGTACTGCTTTTTTCTTTTTTCTCATAACCATTCTTTCAGGTATTTCTTGTATCTGAACGATTTGTTCTTCTGCTACAGTTGGAGGCTGTAGCGCTGATTGTACACCTGTTGTGTCTTTTTCTGTTTGAAGAAATTTTCGTACTTTTTGTAAAGCAATACCCATCAAATTTTTCCCAATCCACTTTGACTTAAAATATATATCTGGATTTTCTAATGTTAATCCAGTACCTGTAAATAAATCTGTTGGGTCTGCTTCTACTAATTCGTGTTCTCCGGTTTCTAATAGCTTTTGTGCTAATTCTGGATATTGGCGATATTTGGCTAAATTGACTTCAAATAATAATTCTTCCAATTTACTTTCCCATTGTGGAATTGTCACATTTTTGGCGGCATTCGCATCCTCGTATTTATATGACGAATCGATTGCACCATATGCTGACATGAGCCTTTTGACTGCCTCATTATCATTGAAAAATTTTGCGAGTTCGACAGACACACCCTGTGTTACACTATTATAATGCACACCCTTGAAATCAATCTCTGTCGCCCAATCTGCTGATAAAAAGCCTACACTATTGCTATCAGGTTTATAAAAAAAGACTGCTGTTAATTGTTGTTCTTGTCCTTGCCCTTGCCCCAGTGTACCATTCTGTTGTTCTAGCAAACCATTTCTATATAATTCTGTCTCTTCTGCTGTCATTTGTCTGACATACATATTTTGAATATTGAATGGCATTTCTCTTAAAAAATACATAGCATGGTCTACTTTTCTTTCATCATCTGGTTCATCGAAAAAAACCTGACGAATTTCATAAGATGCGGCTGTATATGGATTTGGAATAATGTTTTTTGCAATATATCTATTGTATATTTTTCTATCTGGAAAAGAATCTTGATATGATATCTGTAATAATAATTCTTCTGCATCTAGTACCTTTTTATTTTGTCGTAAAATATCACCTTTAGAATATGTTTGTTCTGTGCTTGAATTATGTATCATATCGTATAATTTTGTTCTTTCTTCTTCGATTTTTCTTTCCTGAATTGCAATTTTTTCAAGACGAGTTTGTTTCATTGTCTCTATCTCTTCGAAACTTGGTGGGCGATAATTTGGAATATTTATTGTATTATATATGTCACCTGTTTTTGGATTTTTACTTACAAGATTTCCATCAGTAGTATATGTATACAATGTTGGAAATTTTGCCCGTTTTTTGTAAAATTGATGTAATTCATTTTGTGTAGCGACATCCATTTGAATGTATGGTCCTTACTCTGTTTGTTATGATGATAAACATTTCAAGTAATAATATTCGCAATAAACAAAGGACTACAAGTCATGGATAATTTAACTATTTTGAAAAATTCTAGCAAATCAGCATCGAAAACACAACCAAAAACACAACCAAAAACAAAAACAAAAAAGTCAAAGACTGATGTAATAAAAACAACTAATTCTGCTTCACAGATGAAAACAAATAATACATCACCGGATAGTGGTTTTATATACGGGTCAACTGTAATACTGGCTATAATTGGTAGTGTAGCAATATATATAATGTATATGATTATAGGTGCAAGTAATATTGCAATATATCAATGGGTAATATACCCAGTTATAATGTATATATTGAGTGTATGTGTATTCTTAATAGGTAATACAATATACTGTAAAGGACCCGTTAATGTTGGAAGAGCATTTATATCAAGTTTGAGTACATATATATCTATAATTGGTTTTATGATTCTATCATCGTTTTCATTTTTACGTATTCCTATCGCATCTGTCATCGGGCGTTTAGAAATACCTACAAATGCAATGAAACAGGCGGATAAACAATTATATTCGAGTCAGGGTATACTCGCACTGGAATATCTATTTCCAAGATTAAAGGGTTTAAGTGTAGGGTTTTATATGTTCTTTGCAATCATGTTTGGACAAGTTATAACATCTAGCCTGTCACAAACATGTTAATAATATAAAGAAACATAATATAATATAATATATTGAAATATATTATATTAGAATGGATAACACAAAATATAAAATTGCAATATGTTATTGGGGATTAACACGTAGTCTTTCTAAAATATATAAATCACATATTGATAATATTTATAATGCATTAAGGGAATATGGTTATGATTATGATACATATATGCATACATGGTATAGTTCAACAAATTCGTATTATGTTTGGGAAAAAAAAGATAAAAATGGAAGTATTGATGATTATAAATATATTAATCCAACTTATTATATGAGTGAAGATCAAGATATTTTTTTAAATAATACAAACTTTTCAGATTATTTTGATGAGCAACATTATAATAAATATGGAGCAGATAGATTTCAAAATCCAGAATGGTATCCTTATTTAATTCGAAATGCTATATGTGGGGCACACAGTCAGAAAAGAGTAACACAAATGGTAGTTGACACCGGAATTAAATATGATTATGTAATGTATGTTAGACCCGATACAATTATAAAAAATAAGATTCCAAATATTTTTAATATAATTAAGGATGGTACATTAGTTGTTCCAGAAATGAATAGTTTTAATGGAATAAATGATCAATTTGCAATTTTATCTTTTAATGATTTTACAAAATATGGAAATCGTTTTGATGAAATTATTTTATTTCGTAAAACAATACGTAAATGTTATGCAGAGCATTTAGTAAAACTTATTTTTGATAAATATTTTAAGACATTATTAAAAATAAATATTAATTATGAACTAGTAAGAACTGAATAATTTACTCCATTTCAATTTCGGGTTCTTGTGGTCCTAGATATATATATTTTGGAAATCCAGTCTTCTTTGTTGCTTCTTCATTTAAAATATAATATCCTGGTTTCATATCTACCTGTTTTGATTTTGGTTTCGACTGTCTTTGTTTTATAACTTTTGGTTCTTCGAAGTCAACGTCATCTTCGTCAAACATTTTAGAGGCGGAGGAGGCTGTATGTGTTTTAATAAAATGTTTGCTGTGTGTATATCCACTTTCTTCTTCAATAAACATTGTGCATGTAGCATATGTCATGATTGCCAATAGAATAGTAAAAAGCCAGAATGGCATCCATGTATATTTGGAAGAGTCTCTTCCAATACCAAATTCTTTCCAGTCACCACTTTCAGTAAACATAAGTTCTGGACGAACATATAGAGTTGCGAAAACAATTATTAAATAAATTATTCCTGCAATTAAAAATGTTTTCATATTGAATGGATTGAAATATCCTCTGTCATTATACAATATTTATTATACAGTATTTTTACATCTTTATAATAAATATTTTTAAAGTACATGTTAGACTATATTTTAAAGTACATGTTGGTTGTATACATTATATATTAATAACCGGGAAAATGGGCATACAATAATAACTAATCGCTAATCGCGAATCTCTAATTTCTAATTGTTAATCGCTAATCGCTAATCATCTTCATCATGTTGTGCATGTTCATAGCCGTAATTTCGTTCATATGCGTCATTTATCTGTTCATTCATAAATCCAAGCCCTAAAGTATCTGCTTCACCTGCTCCTCCTTCTCCTTCTGCTCCTTCACCCGTTGTATCGCCCATATCGATTCCACCATCCATAGCCTCCATTCCTGCAAAATCAACAATGCCAGCTCGTTGTCTTTCTTCCTTTTCTCGTAAATATTGTTGTTCATTTAATTTTCGAATTGCTGCAGTATTACCTACTGCATATTTGTTAATACCTAATACCATATGTGTATGGTCTACCTGGCGTTCTTCATCTGTCATAATATCTTTTGACTGTAATATTTCCTGTTTTTCCAATTCTGCTCGAATTTGTAAACGCTCTTTTAACTCTTTATCACTAAAACTTAACCGCTCTTTATAGAATTTTTCAAGTGTATCTTTCAAAAAATCAAAAGTTATTTCTCTTATTTTTTTCATAATAGAAGTAGTGATTAATTGATTATCCGATTTTGTATAATCGAAGAGAGATGAAAGAGCACCATATAAAATTCCCTGTTGAAAATATTCCAACATTCGCTGACCACCTTTCATTGAAATTTTTCGAATTATTTGTTTAAAAGATAAAACTGCAGATAATTTCATCATGCATTCTCTCATTCTTTCTTTTATATATCTTTTTCCATCATCCGATTTAATATCATTAATTTTTTTAGAGTATCCTGTAAATATTTTATTGTCATTCTCTAATACTCTATCAATATCAGTTAAAACAGATTGGTGTAATCCAATTGACTTATCATTATATATTGTATTCGTATATCCTGATAAAATGCGTTGTATTGGAACAATAAAATATGCTTCTAATACTTGAAAGAAGTTCATCCATGAAAGTTTGGTTATATCTGATAATGTTTTTGTCACATTTGGTGGTATTTCCCAAATTTTCTGTGTTTCATATTTTCCAAATAGTACATTTTCCTTTGTTTCTTGAAGTTTTATAGAATAGTTTGCAACAATATCCACAAATGCACTTTCTGATATACCATCGTTTCCATTTTCTGTTCTGTAATTTTGTATAGCCTTCAATATCTCATCAATTAATAATCTCCAATTTTGAAATGGTTCAATCGATACAGTTGATAGTTTTGTCATTATTTCTTCAAAACTACTTATTGCTGGTGGAAGATATATTTCTGTTTTGTTTAAGAAATGTACTCTATCTAATAATTCCTGAAATTCTCTTTTATCAGTTATTACTTCTTGACTCATGAGGGCATCTTTTCCTTCTGTATCTGCACTCATAAGAGTTGGTTTTGTTGGAAATTGAAATCCACACCACATACATTTATTTGTTAATCCTACTTCATGAGAATATCCCTTTCTTTTTCCAGTAAAACATATCTTCAAAAAAATACGATACATTAGTTCATTTGGTGCGTCAACTAATATGGATGTCGAAGGACGTGGTTTGTAATATACCTGTAAATATGGTTGATTTAAAATTGGAGTAATTGTTTTTTGTTTGAGCTGTGGTATATCAGGAACATTTTTCCAAAATACACCTGGTGTTTGTATATTATTTTTACAACATATATTTTCAATTATTGGATTTCCATAAATAGCCATTGTCATTTCTTTTGCAATTTTATTTCCCAAGCGTATCCAGTATTTGCTTACCAGCTGTTGAGAAAGACTAGATACATTATTTAATGCAACTGTAGGAATAACTACCTGATTTTCTGTTTCTGCTGTAGTTTCATCTGTTGGCGCTCCTGCTTCATTTATACGAGGTTGTTCTGGTAAATATGTATGAGGAATTGTCTCTTTGAATTTAATAGTATTTGCTCTATTTTCTGCAATATATTTTCTTTTATTTAGAAGCTGAATATTTAACATAGTATTTAATGATTGATTTTTCTTTATTAATGAGAATATGGCGAGTATTGTTTGTTTAAACATATCAATCTTCTTATCTGCAGGATATTTTTGAAATCCTGATATAACCCATGGTTCTTTATTCATTTTTGTACCAGTTGTTATAAAATTTAGGACACATGCCATATAATTTATACCTTTATATTCTATATCATCTTCTTTTAATGGAAATCCTCCAAATGAACGTTTGCAATTTGGTATACGTGTTGGTATAATAGTTGTTGGATATTGTGGTATTTTTGTTTGAATATCTACTAATAAAATTGCAGCAGATGCGCGTATAATAGTCTGTGCGATATATACATCATATACAGGTGGTACTTGTTTTTTCTGTTCTGCTAATAATTTTCGCTGATTATCATATTGTTCACGTTTCATTACATTTGACATATATAAATATAATTGTTCAGTTACTCTATTTAGGTCACTGCCTTCTAATACAAAACCCATATTATTTGCAATCTCATTGAATATTGAATTATATTGTTCACGTATTTCTTTATTCATTTCTATTTTTTGTGTTTTTTGTGTTTCTTCTTCATTTTCTGTGGAATATGATGTTTCTGATTCAGATGCAGATGCATATTGTTGTTGTATTAATAATTCAGGACTATGAAGCATTATATTCAAATTTCTTTGTTCAATCATTTCTTTATCAGATAAAACAGCACGTCCCATCATTGGTCGCCCATTATCATCGTATTCCAATCCAGTATCGTATTCTAGACTACTAATAGGTTGCCCACAATTTTTACAAATATATTTTCCATTAAAAAGACCGCCTGAAAAGTTTATCAATATCTCTTTCTGAATATTATCTTTTTCTTTTGGATTAATATAAGCCTGAATTTGGAGACGTTCATGTACACATATTAAATGTTTATCACATACAATACAATTTACCCAATTGTCCTGACGTAAACCCTGATATTTTACGAAAAACTTTGTTAAAAGTTGCATAAATTCACTATCATCCTCTTTTATTCTGCGAATAGTTGATAATTTTCCAACATGCTCACATGAATTTGGAAGAGGAGGTTGTCCTGCATCTAATTTATTTTTTATGATACGTTTTGAAATATATAATCCTTCTAAAAACTTTTTACGGAAAACACTGAAACGTTCTTTTGCAACCAAAAGAGAATTACCTCCAGCTGCAACCATAAAAAAATCTCCAAACTTTTGAATAAGATTTGCAATCTGTGCAATATCATATTTTCCAATTAGTTTATTATTTTTTTCAAATTCAATGAGTGCATCATCTAATATTGCCTCCTTCTTAATATTATCAATTAATGCCATATCTTCTAGCATTGATTTCACATCTTCTTCTGATATTTTTTCATTCTGCTGTGTTGTAATCTCTATCATTTTTTCACGAAGTACTGTGAGTGTGGATAATAGTTGTTGCTGACTTGCATTTATTTTTTGTTCGAGTACTTGAAGAATTTCCTTATTTAATTCAATATCATTTAGACCAATTTGATACATGTGATCTCGTGCTTCACCTAGCCCGAGTGATGGAATAGATATTGTTTCTATATAATCTGCTAATGTAATATTACCCAATGTATTCCCACCTGTGCCAACCGCTAAAATATCATTACCCGTTGCAACCTCTTTAACGCCTCCCAATTTTGTTAAAATAGTTTTCATTGTTTCGAGCGGTTGTTGGCTTCGCTGCGAGTCGAGTGCAATTGAACCAGAACGCGTTGAACCTAGATCATTCGCAGATGACAACGGAAATAATAAGTAGTTCTTTAAATAGGCGGAATCTGGCGGATATAAAGGCACTTTTTTTCTAAAATCTTTGCGAATATTATCTGTTTTACGATATGTTGTCGTCAATTCACGTATTAAAGACATATCTAACTTTGAAAGGTCCATTTCTTCTGCATTATAACCTTCTACTGATGGATTTTCTTCATCTGGGACACTCATTCGAAATGCTTCACTATCGCGTAATGCTACCCATATTGGTTCAATCTTTGTTTCAGCAAACCATGGGTCTACATAGTTCTTTATATTTTGCTGAATTGTTTCCCAGAAAATTGGTTTATCTCCACTTGAAACTGGGGCAAGTATATTTTTACTTATATCATATAATTCACTTTTGAATTTTTTGAAATAGACTTGGTCAGTGTCAATATAATTATCATCACTAACTTGTGCACCTATATCTGATAATGCTGCATCCATTTCATATTGTTGTTTAGAATCTCTAATGTCATATAACTTCTTTTTAACAGATAATACAGGTCTGGCGAGTGGTATATGCACTGCATTTATTAATTCTGCTATTGTATGTGCAGTTGTTTGAGATGGTCCTTCAACTGTGCCATTTTCATTATAGCGAATAGAATTTTGTTTTAATTGGAAGAGGGTTTCTACTAAAATACGTACTGCTCGTAGGGCGAGTGGATTTTTTTGTTCATCCATTGTTAACATTCTTAAAAAATCATTGAGTGCATCGGTTTTTTGTAAAGTATCTGGATATAGTTGCTCATATACTGGCTTTGCAATATACAAATCTATTTCTGGAATTTCGACCTCACCTAACACAACAATTTCAGATTCTTCTTCTGCTGTGTCAGCTGCTTCGGCTGCTTCTCCTACTTCTCCTTCTGTAGAGACCTCTTCTGTAGCATCATCTACTTCTTCTACAATTTGTGCATCATCATCCTTATCTTCAACTACTTCTTTTGGTTTATCATCGATTACACGAATTACTTCAAACGGAATATCAAAAGGAATACCAGTATAGTCAAAATTAACATTTAATGTATCATTATTATCATCCTTTATTACAATTGAATCATTTTCCACATCCACTTTTTCAATAATATATTTCTTATGTGTATCATTACCAGTTGTAAAAGTATCAATTGTCATAAATTCTCGTAAATTTTGTTGTTTTACAAAACTGTCTAGTTTTCTCTTTTCAAGAATATACATTGCGGTTACTCCAAGTTCCTCATCGAACTCTTCTCCATCGTCATCTGTCTGAATGAGTGGAAAGGTATATAATCTGTCAGATACACCATCTGGCATTATTTTAATATAGTCGTAATCTCTGTAATAGATTTTTCCAACAATTCGACCATATTTATCAGAATCAATTAGAATCCTGTCACCTAATTGTGGAAAAAGTTCTGGGTCAAACTCTAGTTCTGCTTCTAAATCAAGTGCAGCAGAAGGGGTAGCAGATATCTGAACACCATCATCTTCGATTTGACTAATTTGTACATTGGTTTTGTCTTCCTCGTCAGAAAGATTTTCACCTTCTTCTGCTTCTGCTGCTTCTGCTGCTTCTGCTCTTTCTTCGCCATTACCTGACAGATTATTTCTCTGATTAGTAGCAGATGATTGTATGTTATTTACGGGACTTTCTCTAATATAATTTGTAATATATTGACGAACACTTTCTAACGGAGTTAAAGTTGTTTCATCGGAATCTAATCCGTTGTCAGTAATTGACGGAATTATTTCATTTTCTGATGATGCGTTCATCCCCTATACCATGTTTGTAAAAGATTTACTGTGAAAAATACAATATAAAGCATTATGACAATAAATATATAAATTACTAATTATTAAAACTAATCGTAAAATGGCATATTTTGTAACATATTTTTCTGAATTAATTAAAAAGTATCCTACATGGGAAAAGCTTTATGAGTATTTGATAACATTAGAAAATGGAATTCTCGAAATTGGTGATAAGAAGAATGATTATGTAATCATAAAGTACAATAAATCCGATAATCATTCAAAGGAATCATATGATAATGTAAAGTGGTTTCGTTCAGTTGTATGGGATACTGTGAGAAATATTCCGTTATCAGTTTCTCCTCCAAAATCTGAAAGTACAACATGTGATTGTAAAAAACTGGATGAATTGAATATTACTGGATGGCAGGATTTTAAAGAAGGAACAATGATAAATGTATTTTCTTCTAAAGATGATGAATTAGAAGTATGTTCTCGTACAAAGTTTGATGCAACCGGGAAATTCTATTCAAAAAAATCATTTATGGAATTATTTACAGATGCTCTTAAAAATTATGGCATGAATGAATACAATGAGGTTGTAAAACTATTACCTAAAAAGGTAGATGGAGTAGATGGGGCACACGATGCAAATTATGTTTTCGATAGCCCACCTGAATCGTATTTTAGTAGTTTATTATTACAACATCCTGATAATCGAATTGTTGAAAAAATAAATAGACCATATTTGTATGTAATATATCAGGGGTATGTCTGTGCCGATGGAAATGTGCTTATCAATGAAGATATGGTAAATATCGATGATAGTATGAAAATACCATATAAATTATTTAATAAAGATATGGCAGAAGATGATTCTACAAATCCTGCCAAATATGAGAAAATAGATGATTTTGTTACTGCATTAAGTAAAATTGCAGGATGGTGTTGGCAGGGAATCGTTTTAAAAGATATAAATGGTAAACGTTGGAAGATTCGTTCACCAAATTATAATTTTGTTCGTGAACTTCGTTGCTCAAATAATCCTAGAAATGATGTGCGTTTTATGAAATTACGTCAAAAGAATTTGGTGGATACTTATTTGTACTATTATCCTGAAGAGCGAAATTTGTTTTCTAGTTATGAAAAACGTGTTATTGATATTGTAAACAAATTGTATAAGGCATATGTTGATGTATATATTACACATGTGCAGAAATTAGAATTCAGCCCAGTACAATATAAACCGCATTTATATGCTCTTCATGGTCTGTATATTACACAATTAAAACCAGCTGAATTATTTATTCGTAAGAAGGATGTCATGAACTATGTTCATAAGTTGGAATGGCAACGTCTTCTCTTTTTGATGAATTATCATTTACGACCAAATGTAAGCGGTACAGATATAAATGCAACATCCGAAGAAACACCAGTTGTTACAGGTGCATAATTATATTATAAAAAATTTGAAAAAATAAATAATTATATACATATATTGTACAAATATGTATTTTATATGTTTATAAATAAATATAAATATATATAAATGAATACATCATTATTATGCACACTATATTTTGATGGTAAGGCAGAGCCAAATCCAGGTAAAGGCGGTGCTGGTGCAGTAATATATGATAGAAATGGAAAAACACTATTTGAAAAAGGAAGATATTTTGAATTCTGTACAAATAATCAGGCAGAATATGCTGGTCTTATTGTTGGTTTAGAAATGGCGAGGGATAATGGTATAAAAAAATTACATGTATATGGTGATTCTCTTCTCGTTATCAATCAAGTTACAAAAAAATGGAAAATTAAAAATGAAGAACTCTCACAATTATGTAATTATGTATTTACATTATTGCATAATTTTGATAATATTTCATTTGAACATGTTTTGCGAAATAAAAATACACATGCTGATGCTATAACAAATGAAGTTGTCGATTGTGAAGAAGATATATTTCGCAAACATTAATTTTGGTTTATCAGATTTGTTTTATTTGGTATTTTTTATTTGGTAATGTTTATTTGGTAGTGTTTATTTTTTGTTGTTTTATTTTGAAGAGACTGCTTCACTCAAACCTTTCATAAATGACAATTTCATTTGACGGAACATTTCTGTACATCCTCTACATGCAGCTGCAATTGCTTTTCGAGCAATATCTTCAGTATCTGCTCCAATTCGTAACAACATTTCATCACGTAATGGATGAGGAATTTTCATACCAGCAAATGTAATTTTTGGTTCAGCATTTCCTTCAATATGATTTTGTACCAACCATGTTTGTAATAAATTTCCAAGAGTATAATCGTGATTTCGGAATATGAAATCAAAACCAACCATTTGACAGTCCGCAGGAGACACAGATACATCCTCTGGAAGTTCACCCATATCGATATGCACATATCGCGCACACATTGCTTCACCAACTTCACATGCTGTTTTTATAATATATGTTGCATCCAAAATACCCGTGCTTTCCACAATGAAGTCAAAACTATATGGCTCACCCTTCTCATCCATTAAATAACATCGTGCAATCTCCATTGTATTAAATTCTTTCATAAGTGTTTTGTATTCTTGTTTTTCTCTGTCTAACTCATCTTTATCGTCTGAATTAACTTGGTCTTTCATTAAATTTACACCTGGTGCCTTTTTATTACTAATCACCCACTTCATAAATATGTCATCAATTCTTTCCTGATCAGTGTCACGTGTATATTCATATGTGCATTGTGATGTTGGAATAAATCTAGCATTTTCACGACCAGTTCCAACCGTCGCCTTTGCAATTAATTTTATTTTTTGTCGAATTCCTCCAACGGATGGCATGAGTGTTGCAATTAAACATGTAGAACCTGTAATTTTATTTGGAGGGAAAAATCTACCAGTTGGAATTTTTACTGGTTCAGAACCTCCGCTTTGAACCTCATATATTTCAAAATCAGTCGCAGTAATATCTTTCACTGCCTCATCTTCTCCTTCGACTTCTAAACGAAATATATACTTGTCGGGATTCCATTTTTTAGGTTCTTTTTCCATAATTGGAAGAAGACCAATTCGATGTGCTAACATTTCGTTCGTCATCGGTGTATCATTTGTTTGTACGTCTACGTCAGTTGTAGTTCCAGCAGAAGTCATATCTGCACGAAATCCAACCATTTCAACACCAGTTAGTATAAGACGTCGTAATGTATTTGCATAGGATACATGTGTATTTCTTAACTGAAAGCCCATACGAGCATTATCTCCTTTAAAATTTGTAAATTCCATTTTTATTATATGACAGAGAATACCTATATGTATTTCACATTGATATTTTAGGCTGATAAACTATGGCTATCAAATTTTATGGTTTTATTCTATATCTCTTTTCTATCCCCCTCACCCAATAGTAATAATGTGAGTGAATTTGCGCTTATAATGTAAGTGAATTTTCAGTGTTCTATTTAAGAAATTAGTTGATGAATAAATCAGGGGCAACTCATATATGTTTCTATTCAAATCGATGTGAATGGTCAAAGGCTTTTTTGACAGAATTGTCACAAACACCATATAAGAATAATTTTCGATTCGTATGTGTTGACCCTTCTCCGACAAGACAAACATTACCATCCTGGTTAAAAAAAGTACCGACGCTGGTTATTCAGGGCGAAAACGAACCCCGAACAGATGGTGATGTCATGAATTGGATTTATGAAGAAAAGATGAAGAACAGTGGAGCTTCTGCCAATTCAAATGGAGGTGGTGCTGCAGCATATTCTGGGGAACCAGAAGCTTTTATGGAATCTGAAATGGGAAATAACTATCAAGACCCTTATACATTTATAAATGCGGAAGCAAATACGTCACCTATGACACGTAGTTTTGAATTTTTACAGGCTCCAGGTGGAGGTGGTGCAATGGGGACACGGGAAGCATCGTCCTTTCAATCAACTGAAAACAATAAAGGTCGCAGTCGCAAAGAAGAACTGTTCGACCAGCAAATGGCGCAATATAAAGCCGAAAGAGATTCTAGTGCACCACAAGGTCCACGTCGAATGTAATAACACTATTATTTAGTCTTGTATCTATTTCCGCCTATTCTCATAAAATTTGATACCTATATTTTCTAAAATGTATTTCAATAGTGTGTATTAAACATATTAAAGGTTTACTTATATATTTTAGCAAAATGGCATCTGCACTCTCATCATTCAATACACAATTAGTGAACTTCTTTGAAGAGCTTTCCCAGACCTTCCCCGAAGAGAAGGATATTCGCATGGGTCTGGAAGCAATTAAGGGTGCTAAAAGAATTAATCCCCGTCTTATTCTCGATTTATTCTATGAACATGTCTATAAGGCAATTAATGATGCCATACAAAGAAAGGATATTCAATATATTCAAAATTATGCAAGAGCAGTCATATCCACACAATTTAATGAAATCATGCCGGCACTCGCAATCTTTGACAAGCACTGGAATACAATGACTTCGGCAAATCAAGACAGTATTTGGAAATATATGCGCGTACTGTGTTTACTATGTGAGAAGGCACGGGCACAATAAGAGCGTAAAGAACTTTTAAAAAAGTTCACTATCTTATAATAATGGAATCGACATCTTTTTTTGAAAATAAGTATAATGAATTCGTAAAGGAACTTTTGGAGACATTTCCAGAATTAAGTAGTAACATATCTACAGCACATAAGTTAAATCATGCCGATAAGATTGCACAATTTCGACAAATTTTTGATAATTTACAAAAGAGCAGTGGAGCTGGAACTGCAGCAACTGGAGAAGCCAACACAAATTATACGGCAACAAATCCAGTTACATTGTTACCAGGTGTGCAATTAACAGATGCATTATGGAATTCACTTTCAGATGGTAGCAAAAGTGCTATTTGGGAACATATTCGAGTTATTAGTACATGCTATTTGATGGAGACCGGTTTTTCTTTTGGAGAAGGGAATGCTATCCCATCATGGATTTCTGACAATATGGATGAGATAAAGAAGAAGTTTGAAAGTGTTGATTTTGGTTCATACATTGAAAAGTTTGCAAAAATGTTTTCATTTGGAGGAGACAGTTCGTCGAGTGATGTAAGTGGAGGAGCTGATTCTGGTTTTAAAATTCCTAAACTTCCTGAAAAGTTTTTAAAGGGACATCTTGCACGATTTGCAGAGGAGATTACACGAGATATTAAGTTGGAGGATTTAGGGCTTAATGAAGATATTGTAAGAGAATGTGAGTCATCTCCATCCCGGGCATTGGAAATTCTGTTTAATGTTTTAGGTAAGAATCCACAAAATTTGGAAAAGCTCGTGAAGAAGATTGGTTCCAGATTGCAACAGAAGTTTGCATCTGGGCAGATTAATCCACAACAGATTGTTGCAGAAGTGGAGGAGTTGATTAAGGAATTTGCAGGTAATACGGAATTTGTCGAATCAATGAGTCAGATTAAGAGCATGTTTGGATTTGAAGATATGGAGTTTGCAAAAAAGGCAGGGAAGGAAGGAAGTGCACGTCTCGCAACCGTAAAAGACAGACTACGGAAAAAGTTGGAACAACGTAAGGCTGGAGCAGGTGGTTCTGGAAAGTAATTTAATGCAAATATAATAAATAAATATAACAAATATTACGTACTTATAATTATTATAGTATAGAGTATAATAATACTATATACCATAATATATTGCATATCATAATATATTGCATATGATAATTTTATATTAAAACTATAGGGAATACTACAGAATGAATCAAACAGAATGTGAAAAGCCATTTTGGTTGAATCCAATTGGAATTATTACAAACTTTAATTTATCTTATAAGCGTTCATGCCCATATTCCGTTTGGAATTTACTTTTACGATTACTGATAGTTGGAGTTGTAATTGGTATTATTGGTAATTTGTTTTCATTATTCAGTTCATCGATTATATCAATTGTATTAGGTGTAATTGTATTTTTGTTAATAGTAACCGGTTCTGAATATATTTCTGACGCGGTTATGCAACGAAGGGAGGAACATAGATTGGTGCGATTTGCAGATGAGGCACCAAAGAGACCAGTATTAGAGAGTTTTGAAGATTCAAAGGACTCGACTGTATCTGCTAAAGTTGTAAAATCTGCTCAACAAGCAATTGAGAATACGGAAGTCATTCCACATGAGGGATTTTTATCTGCTTCTAGTTTTACACCAACATCTGCTCTGCCAGAATACACGATGCCAAGTGCAAGAAATCCATTTATGAATATTCTGATCGATGATATCAAATATAATCCACAACGTCCACCAGCAGCATCTGTTTCTGACCCAGTTGTAAAACAGACATTGGATGATTATTTCAGAGTCCAATGGTTCAGTGACCCAACAGATGTATATGGTAAGAATCAGAGTCAGCGTCAATTTATTGTTCAACCAAGTACATCCGTTCCAAATGATAGAGAAAGTTATCAGAACTGGTTGTATAAGATTCCAGGAAAAACATGTAAAGAAGCTGGAGGTGAAGCATGTTATGGTGGAACAGATGGTGGACCAATTCCATGGTTAAATATTAACGGTTAAGAAATATATATTTAATATGTGTGTTAAAAATAGTAAATGAAAATGAAATTATCACTTCCTATTTTTTTAATTATTGTATTAACAGCCACAGCTATAATATATTTTAGTACGTGCATGTGTTCTAAAAAGTATGAACGATTTGGAACATCACCTGGAACACTTGTACAACTAGCCTCTACGAGAGTGTTACCTACATGTTATTATACGTAAAATGTTCTCGCTTAATGCTTTCTTGTCTTTCTCATGTGCTTCTTTCCCTTATGAACTCTGCGAGTAGATCTCTTCTTGTAAGTCTTTCTCATATGTCTTCTTCTGCCGCCAGATTGATTATTTGAATTATAATTGTTATATGATTCATTTATCATATTCATTATTTCACTAATATTTTTTCCTTCTGATTCTTCTTTTAATATTTCTATTAATTCTTCTTTTGATTTATATTGTAATACTTCTTTAATTGCTTCTGTAATAATGTCTTCACTTGCTAACTCATCGAGTATTACGTCGATAAGGTTATCAACATATTCATCTATTTGGTCTTGAACCTGTAAATTACTCATACCGCCCATCTCTTTGTTTACTAATTATTCAATATATTTTTTCAAAAGAGACCGGAAAATTATTTCTTCATTTTTTGAGTCTGAATACGTGGTTTGCGACCACATTTAAAACGACGAAGTGTTTTGCCTTTTGTTTGTAAAACACTTTTTACACACACGGCAATTGCCGCTTGTTCTTTGGCTTCATTTCCTCCACGACGTTGAGATGGACGTAAACGAATTGTTTTTCTTACTTTTTTTATGCATTTGCAAAACCGTTTTGATAAACTTTCATATGCCATTTTCTAATTTCTAAATAGTATTTATATTTTATATTATATATAAAGAAATAATATCTATATATATAATATAAATTTATATTATGATATATTTTATAATAACTACATCAATATTTAATGATTGTTCGATAAGACAATCACAATATATTAATGGAATTAATCAATTAAAAAAAATAGTAAAAGATTTAAATATTGAAAATTATAAAATTATTATTATTGAAAATAACGGAATAAGAAATACATTTTTAGATATGTTAGATTGTGAAGTATATTATACAACAAATAATAATATAAAAAGAAGCGATAAAGGATATAAAGAATTACAAGATATTTTGGATTGTATATATAAATATAATATTAATGATACAGATTTTATTGTAAAAATAACTGGTAGATATATTTTAAATGATGATAGTGAATTTATGAATATTATTAAAAATATACATGTTACACAATATGATTGTGTAATAAAGTATGGTAGCTTTCTACGTCCAGTAAATTATAAAATGGATGATTGTATTACTGGATTAATTGGAATGCGGTGTTTATATGTAAAACAAATTGAAAAACCGAGTGAATATGATTGTGTTGAATGGAAATGGGGTAAAGTTACACAATTAATAGATGATAAAAAAATATATATGGTAAATAATTTAGGTATAAATATATGCCCTGGTTCTAACAATTATTTTATGGTTTAATTACAATAATAATTTTTTCTATTCCAGACATAGTAGATATTGTAGCCAAATGAATGGTTTTCAAGTAAACAGATTAACACACACTCGTGATGACGCATGTGGTATCAAATCATACTATTCTCAATCAGTTGGACCAGGAAAATACTTAACAACTAATTTAGTCCCTAAAGCGTCCGGTGTGAACCCACTCGCTGTTGACCAATTAAGTGTATATCCACGTGAAGGTTTTGGATTCAATAATGCAGCAATTGATGCAGACTCCGTTCTTCGTAACCAACCAGTTTTCAAAAATAATAGATGTAGTATTCGTAATCAAGCCCGTCCATTCTTAAGTGTACCATACATGGGTGGTGGTAGAGGTAATCCAGATGCAGAAAGTCAATTAATTCATTCTGAACAAGTCCGTATGGGTAAGGAATGTGGTACGGTGACTGAACAATTCTTCGATAATCAATATGTCCCAATGATTCCACTCCTTAAGAAAAATGTACAAAATCCAAAGAATTTAGTCGAAGAAGTTGCATCCGATGGCTGGATTCGTGGAGGTATTCCAAGTCGTTCCTATATTCGTGACCTTAATTGTTAAATTTGTTTTAGAAAAACAAAAAACAAAAAACAAAAAAATAATGTATAATTTATAATTGATTTCTTTAAATATGTTCATTTCATTAATCATTCTTATTTTTAATAAATTGATTAATAAAATTTTTAATTTGTAAAACACTTTCTTCAAAGTCAACATCCTCTTCCGTTGATATTTCAATTGTCTTCAAATGAGTATTTGATATCCACTTACGATGTTGCTGGTCTAAATCCTTTAAGTAATCCAGTGGAATTGATTCTTCACCATGTCTTCCACGCTTGATAATTCGTTTTGCAGATGTTTCTGGAGAGGTTGATGTCCAAATAATTCCCTGAAGAGGAATCTTACTTGCAAATGAATCAAACCACATATTATATAATTCCCATTCGAGATTATCAAGTACTCCTTCATCGTGAAGCATTTCCGCAAATACATATCTGTCTGTATGAACTGAACGTTCCGTTAATATAATATCATCTGGGTGAGCCTTATCAAGAATATCCTGAATAAGTTTCATACGAGTTAGAATTGCACAATTTTGAAAAGTATATCCCCATCGTCTTTTATCTTTGTAGAATAATTCGAGGAGGTTCTCTCCTTCATTATTTTTTAAAGATGTCCATACACCAACTGGCTCTTCAATTAGTCGAACATTTGGCAAATATTCCTTTAGTTTTTGAATAATGGTTGATTTACCTGCACCAATATTTCCTTCCAATGAGAGTAATAATACCATTTTTATGTAATATTTTATTATCAAAATATTAAATTATTAAAATATTAAATTTATATATTTGTGTATTTATAAATGTTACAATAATCTAAATCAAATTTTATATAAAATATGATTTTAGTTTTCAATTTTTTGCAAATCAGTGTAGGGTAGTATATGTATATATTTTATATTATATCACCTAAATCTAATATAGAAGAGTCTTGACAGAATGAATATTGATGATGCATTTTCTACAGCATATCACCCATGGGAGAAGGAAGAAAATCCACAATCATATCAACAATTACCACAAAAATATATTAATGAGGCACCAAAACGACATATTCTCGGATTAGTTGGTGGTAATGAAGTAAGTCTTATAAAGGGAAATATGGTAGATTTAGAATCAGACCTCCGAGGAATTAATATTCCAAATACATTCTGTCCACAAAGACAATATCAAGCACCACAACCATCTACTGCAAAACAGGCAGAGATTTTACGCAAAAATACGAAAATTGATACACAAATTGATGTGCGACCACAGCATTTACCTGAATATCAAATGTGGGCATATCCTGCAACTTTCACTCCACAACCAATTAAATCCGAAGTCTGTAAAAATCCTGAAAAGTATTAAATCCTAAAGGATGATAGAGTGAAAGGATAGAATGTCCTATTGTAATATCAAACAACAAGCCCTCACGCGAGGTAAATTTGATGATTTTCACCAAGTAGATGATTTACGTATAAGCACTTATGCTGCTCGTTATGCTTTAAATCCTCCGGCTTTTAATTGTTCTACAGTATTTCCTGCAAATTCGACAGTTCGTTTACAAAAAAGTGGTAATTCATGGGTGGATGGACAATGGCGTACAGATGTTGAATCCGATTTAAGAGGTGTGAATCGTATGAGTACACGTGTTCGATGCGACCCTGTCTTATATAATCCTGAAACAAATAAATTTAATAATATTCCGCTTCAATCTGCACCCGATGAGACTGTGCCACTTCATTTTGCACGTTTAGTTGACCCACCATGTACACTTCGTACAACTGGTTGGAACCGTTGGCAACCATTATTCCATAATCCACAAGAACATTTCGAAACACCATTTGACCATTTTATTCCAAGCAGAGATGTTGATAAGGAAAAATACAATACGCATCGTAATCCTGTATGTACTGGGCGTCAGAATGTAGAACCAATGCATTCCCAACCAATTAAACGAGATTAGATGAGATTCAGTTGTACGTAATGCTGTACATAATGTGGTGCATGGTATTATCATAATATAAAGAATAGCTTATTTTTATAAATATAATATATTAAATTATTTTTATAAAAATGAATAAAATATCTGAAGCCAATTGTACACTTGTCTGTTCACGTGGATTAATGAAATCATGTGATATTTATCCTCCAGTTCCAGTATCTTCTATTCGCACTCTCTATTCTTATCGATGGGAATCTGTAAAAAATGGACAGATAATTTATGTGAATGGTTCTGCTATTCCTGCATTCTTGCGAGAAGCCCTTCCACTTATAAAGGAAAAATTTATACTTGTATCTGGTGACTGTGATGAAACAATTCCAGCAGATGTTATGACAGATGAAGAATTTAATACTTTTGTAAATGATGACAGACTTATCTGCTGGTTTTCGCAAAATCTGACAATAACAAATAATCTGAAATGTGTACAAATTCCAATCGGCATGGATTATCATACTCTATCTGAAAAAGATCATTGGTGGGGTCCTAAATCTGCTCCACTCGAACAGGAAAAAATGTTATTAGGATTTCGAAAACAGGCTCAACCTCCTTCGAAGAGAACTCGAAAGGGATATTGTAATTTTCATTTTCAAATGAATACTCGATATGGAAAAGACCGCCAGGATGCTCTTAAAGAAGTTGGTTCACACATCTCGCACTATGAACAAGACCGTGTATCTCGCAAAGAAACATGGGCTATTCAGAAACAATATAGTTTCGTAATTTCTCCAGCAGGAGGTGGTCTAGATTGTCATCGTACATGGGAAGCAATTGCACTCGGTTGTATTCCTGTTGTTAGAAGTTCACCACTCGATTCTCTCTTCGAAGGTCTTCCAGTCATGATTATACAAAAATGGTCCGATTGTTCAAATGCGACTTTTAAGAGGTTTCTAGAAAATAAATCGGATGGCGAATTATTTAATAAAAATGTATTTCCTGAAAAAATGCTTTTAAGTTATTGGGTAAATAAAATTCGAGATTCTACAAAAAGTTTGACAGTTTAAATATGTTCGTTGGGAGCAGATACAAACAAAAGAGGATGAATATATAATTTTGCCTGATTTTTCTCAATCATGTCTCTATGAAATGCAACATGTTCACAAGTATCCTGACGACATTGCCCTGGAAGATTACATGAGCATTCAGTTGTTTTTCCATTGTACTCGCACCCTATTGTTTTAGAAATTCGATAGACCCCTACTCCTCCAAAAGCCGATTCAACGCGAATTGGTTTCTTTCGTGGAAGTTCTTTCTGCCATATACGAACTGTCAGATTTTTAGCTTCATTTGGAGTAATACCATTCTGACATAAGTGAGAAAACATGTCCCAACAATCATATGTTATACCAAGTTCTTTGCTACGAAGAGCCCATATATCATAATATTTGGTCCGTGTATTTGCAAACATCGCATCCCATAAATGGAGAGGCACTTTAAAACATTTCTCAATGTCCTTTGGATTAAATTCATTCAGTACATCATCCATATCAACAATAATCATATAATCATATGTACTGTAGTTTTCATGAACATGCTTCAATAATGTATTTCGCACAACTCCAAGTCTTTCTGTTCTCACTGGACATTGTTGCATAAGCCCATCCAATTGTAATACATGAATTTTATTACATGTATTAATATTATTTGTAAACTTTTTAAGAATTTGTTTTGTATTATCTGTTGAATCATTTTCAGCAATCACAATGGCTGAATCATTATGAAACATAGAACTAATTTCCAATAATTTATTTATATTTTTTTCCAAATATCTGCCAACATTATATACACATGCCGTTATAACAATACGAAACTCATTACTCGCCATTATAATATAACTATGATATAACTATAATAATTAATTCAACATTATATCTTTATATCATTATATTTATGGATTTTCTTCATTTTCGAGTATTATATATACATAAAATAATAAGACAATACAAAAGTAGTAGTATGGAGGTAATAACTCTAGCGGGGCTTTTAGGTCTCGGTGTTGTAGCATCGAAATTTGGTAAAAAACAAAAAGCAATTAATGCATCTGATATTGATACTCCATCCGTTTCACAAAGTGCAGGTAAACCATATTATGAGGCAACTCCTCCAAAGATGGTATCACAACCAATTTATCCATCAGGTCCAATTCCAATCCAAGAAGGATTTGTTCCAGCTTTTCGAGGAATGAATTCAGATGCACTCACAAATACACCAAAGGGTTCTTCTGCAGTCGGTTTTGCACCAGAATTAGACTTAATGTATCAAACACCAAATGGTCAAACATATCCATCTGAACCAAAGCAAGGTCCCTACGGCAATGCTTTTGGTTATGCAACACAAAAACCACCATTAGCACCTTTATCATCCCCGGACCCACAACCAGCTCCACAACCAATTGATTCCAATATTCCAATGGTCGAATATCGCAGTGACAATATGGAAATGGACCCTGTATATGTAAAGGGTGATTATGTAATGTCCTCTTTAAGTGGTAAAAAGATTTCAACAAATGATTTTAAACATAATAACATGCAACCATTCTTTGGTGGTCGTATGAAACAAAATATTAGTGCAGAGGCAAACAAAAGCAGACTCGACGCATTTACTGGTACTGGTTCTGTTGATATTAAGAAACGTGAAGTTGAAAATATGTTTGAATCATCTCGTGCACCATATGGTAATCCATTTGGTATGGAAGATAACAGTGACTTCTATCAAAGTCGTATTGTTGATTCCAGAAATAGAAATGGTGAAAAACCATTTGAACAAGTTCATGTTGGTGCAGGTGTTGGTGAACGTAATGGATTTTTAGGAAAGGGCGGCTTCCAACAATTGGAAGTGAATGAAATTATGAGACCACGTACTACGGACGAAATTCGTGTTGCAACAAATCCAAAAGTGTCGTATGAGGCTGTAACTGTACCAGGTAAGCATTTTATTGGTACTTCTCCACAAGATGCAGGTGAAGTTCGTAAATACAGACCAGATACATTTTATATTGATGAAACGGGTGAAAGATTCTTTACAACAACTGGTGAAATTATTAAGGAAACTGCTCGTCCAACACAGATATTGAATTACACTACACGCCCAGAGACATCGACAGATTACACTGGTCCAGCACAAAGTACAGACCTCAAAGAATCATACGTTGTTGGTTCTTATCGTACACCAATGACACAACAGTATGGCGGTGCAGGATATCGTAATGCAGATATGCAGGGATATTATACGACAGATGTTGACACTGACCAAGCAGATTATGGTAAGTCTTCTTATGAAATTCGTCCAAATGAACGTTTTTCCACGGCAGAACGTACAATTGGTCTTAATTTAGCTCCAGCAGATACTGGATTAGTCACAACACATTATACAGATGATGCTAGACCAACTCGTCGTGGTGAAACTGTAGGTAATTTGAGAACTGCAAATGTTGCAACACTTTATGCAGATACTGCACCTGCAATTACTGTATGGGACCCACAGGATGTTGCACGAACAACTGTCAAAGAGAGCACTATTTATTTGGACAGAATGGGTATTGCCGCATCTGCATCTGCACCAAATCGTTTGAAGGTATATGACCCAGATGATATTGCTCGTCCAACTCAAAAGGCACAATTATCAAATCGTTCATGGACTGGTCCAAGTATTTCTCAACATAAGGCTGGAATGGATGAACAATTCGCATATAATATGCGTCTCAATCCAAATAAGGAACAATCATTGCGTAGCAGAAAACCAGTTGCTGGTAATGGTAATATTGCAATTTTCCAGGGAGAAATTCATCAAAAGACGAACAAGTTGAATACAGATTATATCAATGACCGTGTACCAGCAATTAATAGAGCAGTTGAGATTACTTCTGGTGTTGGTGATATCGGTCGTCCAGAATTCCGTGTACCACTTAAGCTCGATGTGAGTTTGGAGAGAAATACATATGATAGTATTTCAAGTGTAGATAACAATCCACTAATGCAGAGTTTGAAGAAAAATGCTGAAAAGGATTATGAAGCACTCGCTGCAGCAAAGGAAATGTACGGTTATTAAATATTTATGTAGCTGATTATTAGAAAATGCTTCGTAGACAAAGAACACCAAATTCAACACAACGACGAAGTGTATTAAATATGAATAATATTAAACCAAATATGAATAATAATGACCCATTTACTTATAAAACTATGACAAATGCATTTTTAAATGAATTAGGTTCTCCTACAAATAGTAATTACAATATGTTAAAGCGTATTCAAACATCTAAATCATTTGGTAAAAATAATAGACTACAAAAAATATTGAATAAGATTAATATCAATAGTAATAATAACAATAATTTAAATAATAATAATTTGGATGCATATGAAGTAGATTTAAATGAATTAGAAAAAGAATTTCGTAAGATGCCAATTGGAAATGCACCTCAATATACAGGTTCTCCTTTTAGACTTCCAAGAAAAACCTATAAACTACCAAGAGGTCCTGTAAAAAATAAAACATACCGTTCTCCTATATCTAAAAAAAGATTAGCAAATGTAAATAAATCTCCTTCAAAAAAACATAGAACTATGCGTAGATATTATAACACGAATAATAACAATAATGCATAAATAAGTGACCTAAACCACAATGACAATATAAAATAATAAAATGGCAACAAGTAATAATTGCCAATCTATTATTTTAACGGGACCACCTGGATGTGGTAAGAGTTTTTGGATACAACAATATGCAAAAGAAATAAAAAAGGATTTGTGTATCTGTCCATGCAGAAAGGATAGAACACTACGCGATGGTCGTCAGAAACTTCACACATGGGCACGACGTACTGAACCGACTATTTTATGGCTCGAAGGAGCAGATGATTTAACACCAGAAGCACAGGCTTTTTTACGAAGAATTCTGGAAACACATGCTTCATCAACCCAATTTATTCTTGAATGTCGTGACCCTGGAAGACTTCAGGAGCCAATACGAAGTCGATGTGTAGTTAAGCGTCTTCATTATCCAACATTTGATACAATTGTACAAACATATAATATACAAGATGACCTAATGAATGATTTGAAAAGAGTTCTCAATTATCAGACATACTCATGGAGAAGGGTCAAACATATTTTATATCTATATAATAATTTTCCAGAAAGATGGAAACAATTTGCAGAACATACACGAAAAGAAGAGGAATTTATACAAAACGTAACAAACAATGATATACCATATGCAATTGAAAAGGCATACAATCCAGAAAAACTGTTTGAAAAATATCTTATAAATGACAATGTTTTCAAAGAATATGGGCAATGTATTGATATTGTTGGGTCATTATGGGCATTTGCATCATATGCTCTTCCAAATGCGTTAGAAACAAAAACACTTCACCCGAATGAAATATCAGGATGAACGGTGGGGAATCGAGTGCACACATTTATGTTGAGGCTAGAACTGAATACACAAAACAGTTATGTATTTATTTAGTTCCGGCATATTTCCAGTTCTTTTTAGAACTTTTGAAAAAGGCAAAGGATGTTATGGTAAGTGAACCAAGAAAGGTTCTTTGGCAATTTCAGGCATATTTAAATGAAATTCCTGAATGGAATATGGAGAAGGTTGCACATGAAATCAACATAATTAACAATAATTGCGGGTGTGACTATTTGGAGGATTTGTTAACTGCTGTTTTTATTGCACACACAAAGGTTTTGACTGCAATTCGTTTAACTTCGAAAAATAAGAAGATTAATATTACTGTTCCAAAAGTTGACCACTTTCTTTTCAGAGTATTATGTGAATGTTCGAAGTTATTATGGAGTTCGACCTTCCTTTTTAGAGATGGAATTACTAGCGTAGAAAAGCAACAAAATTATCGTTCCATCGAGGGACTTTTGCAAGAGGGCATTCATCAGGCAATTCGAGGTCTCGTTCCAGTAAAATCTATTTTACGCGATTTTGTTAATACTGAAGATGATGAAGAGGATGATAAGGACGAAAAGGAAGAAGAAAAAGAAGATGAGAAGGAAGATGATAAGGATGATGAAAAAGAGGAAGAATCACATAAGGAGGAAAAAACAGAAGAACATGAAAAGAAAGAGGATACTATTCATGAAAATGTAGAGTCTTCCAATTTTGAAAATAAAAATACAGACGAAAAACTTCCTGAAATTAAAGAGGATACCCTGAATGAAATTCAGGAAATTACAGAAGCCCCTAGTGAAATAAATATTCCATCTGAAACAGTATCGAGTGAATTAATTGATTCGAATACTTTATCAACGCCAACTCCTGTAACTCCTCCAGTTATTATTATAAATGATGAGCCAAATGTAAAGTTTACAAATTTTGATACGGTATATGATATGGAAAATCCAGATGATACTGACATTATTTATGAACCTCGTAGCAACGAGTTTTCAGATAATTTAGATGATTTTGAAAATGCAGAAATTCAATCAATTTCGGAAAATGATTATGAAGAATTAGACGAAAATGGAGATAAAAAAGAATTAGGTCCAATCGAATTAGACGCAAGTGATTTTGATGTATTGGAGTAAGATGTGAATAGAATATAATTTCCGGCTTATTTTTATTTTTATATTTTGCGTATAATGTTTCAAAAAGTGAATGAGATTACACGTCAGAGAAAGAATGCCACACTGGTTTCCATGGATTTTTGTAGGTGGTCTTATTTTTATCATTTTAAGTTTTATTGGTGCAAAATATAACAATCGTTTGTACAGTAAAATATCATTACTCCAGGACTTCATAAGTGGTTCAATTATGATTGCATTTATTGGTGTAGTTTATCCTGATTCATTTCCTGAATTTCCAATTTCTTTGCCAGAAGATACATCTTTTTTAAAATTAGACCGTCTTCCTACAGATGATGATTTATTAGATATAGGTCCACCTCCTCTTCGAAGATAGTTTAAAATGAAATCTGAAATTTAAAAACTAAAAACTAATTTTATAAAATAATATTTTTGTTATTCTATAAAATTATTACAACAATACAATAATTCGATTTTACTCAATGTCCAACCCAATACATAGTTGTATTTTCAGGGACTTTTTTATGAAATACAAATTGTGTAAATATTGGTAATTCAAGCTGTTCATATGGAACAGAATTATGACAATATTTCGATATATGACAATATAGGTCGAATCCCTCGATTTTATCAGAGCCATCTTCGTTGCAGAAAACAGTTTCTTCATTATCATCAACTGTCCATCTCCAAACAAGATTATAGAGTTGAGATGTAGTTTCCCACATAATCCATTTGTCAGATTTACTCATTTTTTTACACTTTGTACTATTTTTTTTCGAAGGAGTTGTTTCCCACAAACCATCAAGCAAACTGACAGCTAGACGACATAAATCAAAAGAAGGATTTGGTGTAACTTCATCCATCTCTTCATCACAATCATAAATTGGTCCGAAATTATATTGACCACCTGCTTCATTCTCTGGATAATGGTCGTCTGAAATAAATAATTTTTTATTAAAGGAAAATATTGAACGACCAAAATCTATGATTGAAAATATTTTTCCATATGTTGGAACTCGCCATACTCTTCCATTTTTATTTGTATAGTATAAATATTTTTCAGTTGTGTCTCGCCATACAATGTTATTTGTATGGAGGTCATTATGTGTAAATTTAAATAAGCGTTGAACAAGTGAAAGTGTTGCAATAATCTGCCATAACCATGCAGTCCACATTTTTTCCCATTGGGCGGTATTCTTTTTTATATCTCCAATTTTTTCCATATCTATAAGGCTATTCATTGTATCATTATGTGCTTCTTGTGCAACACATACAACTGGAATATCTGGAATTTCTACAATTACACTTAAATTTAAATCATATAGGTCATATTCCTTATCTTCTGTGTTTATTGATTCATCTGTTTCTTCATCACTTATGTCATCATCACTTGTTTCTTCATCATCTGACGATGAATTAGCAGATTCATCTGTCGAGGAGCATGTAGCAGATTTATCAGAACCTTCTGTCGTATTTTCCATAGATTCTCTATCTGCTGTACTTTCTGTCTTGTCAGATTTGTCAGACTCTTCTGCCACGTCAGATATATTTTCAAACTCGTCAGATTCTAATTCATCAAAATTATATGTATGTAATGAACAAGTTTCAACATTATTTAATTCACCAGATAATGAAGAATCAATATCAGATATATCTAAAACTCCTTCTTCACATCCCTTCGAATTTGATAAATTATTCGTAAAAAAAGTCTCCCATAAATATTCATATCCAGGAATAGTCTCAACTGGGACATCATCTTTTTTAATTATAATTTTTGCACCCAATTTGTGAATGGATGACCAGAACCATGGTGATTTATATATACTCGAATATTCATCCGTTATATCATATTCGTGTTTTTTACTTATTCCAGTAATCGATCCATAGGATAACACTGTGTGTGGTGTAATATTTAGTTCACGCAAAGTACTCATTAAATATGAACATGTTGCATCCACATATGCACGATTATTTATATCATGTACTTTGTATACCGTTTTCATAATATCATTTGGACGCTGTGGAATATAGCTATGTTCTTGTATTTTATACTTATTTTTTAAATACAAATATGGGTCAATTATACTGACATTCTTAACATATACTTTGACATTTTCCGTTTTTTCATCTGAATTATCACATGTTTCACGAGTTCCATTAAATATATTTTTAGAAACTGGGGCTAACCATTTTGATATATAATATTTCGTGGGTAATTCTGCATTTTGAAAAATTCCGTAATCATCTATCTCAAAATTATCTAGTCCAGGATGGTATCGTTGAACATGTGAAATATAACCAAATCCATTTTTTTCCTGTTCACTTAATTCACGAAATCGACAGGCGATATTTATTTTCTTTAAGATGTCATCAACATTACACATAATATTGTTTTATTCTCCTGTTTAAAATGTTTTTCTAATATTTTGGAGTTTTATTCACATGAAACACATAATATTTACAATACTCACAAAAATAAAGATAAAAATGTGGATAGATATGTGTTTTTAATTTATGCAATCTATTTAAAAATAAAATGGCGAATGTTGCATCGGGTTTAAATGTGAATCTCCGGAAATTCGATATTCGTTCGATGCAGAAAGATGGTATCTGTATTTTTATAGGTCGTCGTCGTACAGGTAAGTCCACTCTCGTAAAAGACATTTTGTTTCACCACCAAGACATGCCAATGGCAACTGTTATCAGTGGTACTGAAGAATCAAACGGCTTCTATAAAACTATGATTCCACCATTATTAATTCATAATGAATTCAATCCACTTATATTGGATAATTTTGTTAAGAGACAGCGCAGATTAATGGCTACAATTAGTCGTCAGAAAGACCAAGGTATTCAAAGCCGTATTGACCCTAAAACCCTTTTAATTTTGGATGATTGTATGTACGATGAGAGTTGGTGTAATGACCGTAACATTCGTTATCTGTTTATGAATGGTCGTCATATTAAGACATTCTTCATGATTACTATGCAATATCCACTAGGTGTTCCACCTGTTCTTCGTACAAATGTGGATTATACATTCATTTTACGTGAACCGTATCTTTCAAATCGTCGTAGAATTTTTGATAATTATGGTTCGGCATTTCCTAGTTTTGAATTCTTCTGCCAAGTGATGGACCAGTGTACCCAAAATTACGAATGTTTGGTGATTGATAATACAAAGATTAGTAATAAATTGGAGGATTGTATTTTCTGGTATAAGGCAGAAGTACGCCAAGACTTCCGTCTCTGTTCCCCAGAAGTATGGGCACAATCTGCACAACTCTATCGTGAGAAGAATAATGACGACGATGATAACTATTTTGACCCAAATTCAGCTAAAAAATTAAAGGGACCAGCTATTACAATTCGTAAATCACAATAACTACACAAATCACAATAATTATAATAATAATTCGTTGAGTCTAATAGGATAACATCAATAAGGAATGGAAATTCTAGGTATTTTAATATTGATTACGGTAATATATTTATTTATCTATTTTTTGAAAAATAGAACGAGCAAATCTGTATCAGTTGAACAATTTATGGAACGTACGGTGCCTACTACCGATACGATGTGTGGAGTCTATAGTGGAACCGAAAAAGTGAGATGCGATAATGGGCTTCGATGCGTGAACGGTTATTGTATGGAGGCAGTCCCACCCTCTATTCCAGCTAAAACGGACCTACCAATCTTTCCGACAGCCTATTAGAAAGAAATGTCACGTGCTTCGAAACCAATGGGATTGGGTGCAATGTTTGTGCTATTCGCAGTTGTAATCATCGTTTTACCAATTGTAATTCGTTTTATTGCAAAAGTAACTGGTGAAAATCCGGTTATTTCTGGATTCAGAGATGGTTCCATTCCAGCAGGAGAGGAGAGAGCTGTTCCAGAAGAAAGAGTTTATGGCTCTCAAGATTTAGATGCAGAAAGAACTGCAGGGCGTGACCCAAATACGGTGTACACCTGTCGCAAGGCATGTCCAGAAGGTCAATTCTGTAGCGGAATTAACCAAGAATGTTTACAGAAAACATTACCAGGTGATATGGATGAAATTAAGGGATATTATGCATAAATATTGTTATAATATAAATATTTAAAAATACTTTTTTGATATATAATATATATTTCATAAAAATATTTTAAGAATTGAGAATTAATAATTAGTAATTAAAATTATAAGAAAGTCTTTACATCGCACTTTACTCATTTGTCTTAAGATTTGCTTCTCTTTCCATCTTACGTGAAAGTGCTAAATCACCAGAACCATTGAATAATCCAGAAAATTCACTACTACCACTGCCACTTCCACTGCTACTAGAAGATACAGCTGCTGCATCATTACCATCTTCTACACCAAATACGACCTTCTTTGGAGCAGGTTGCTTCTTTTGTTCTTCAAAGAACTTATCACGTGCATCTTCATTCTCCTTGTAGCTCTTCATGAGATTATTGAGTTCGGATTCAGCGTATTCTTGTTCACCAACTTGATGTGGAGATGGGTCCCATGGTAACCACTTACCAATTTCTCCAATGAAAATATTGAAGTACTTATCCTTTTGTTGAAGCTTCTTTGCACGAAGTTCGGCTTCCTTTGAAGAAGGCCATACTCCACGCACCTTTACACCACGCATAGAAGTTTGGAAATCATTCTTTTGATAAAATTCATCTTCCAACTTGGTTTGCTCCTTGAACATAAAATCATCCCATGCCTCCTTAATCTTTGTTTGAGTGATTGTTTGTTGATTCTTCTTTACAAATTCTTGATAATTATTTAAGACATCTTCAACCTTTAATACATTCTTACGACAAAGTTCTGCCTGTTCTGCTTGACCATCTTTTTCTAATTGAGAAATACTGTCATCCAATTGCTTGTTAATAGATAATACACTATCTGCTAAAAACTTTTCGAGATTCTTTACACGCCAGTCAACTTCATATGACTTAAGAAAGCGCTCAAAAAAGAAAAGGTCCTTGCGTTGTAAAACCTTCTCTGGGCTTAAAAAACTCAAAAGGACATACTTTTGTCCTGGAATTTCTGCATCTTCGTCTAAAAAGTCTTCGACTTGTGGTTGTGTATCCTTGCTCATTCTTTCTTCCGGTTTTATAATGATTGTCCTTTAAACTATTTTATCTATTATGTTTTTGTAGATTATGGCTATATTCTGAAATTGTGTTTATTTTTTTCGAAATATAGAATATAAAATGGACTACGGTGTCGCAGAAATTATTAATCGTATGATTAAGTATTTAATTGAAGGTTTAGTTGTTGCAGCAGCAGCAATTTTCATTCCAAGACGTGCATTACCAATGGATGAAGTCGCAAGTTTAGCAGTCCTCGCTGCAGTCGTCTTCGCCATTCTCGATGCAGTCAGCCCAAGCATGGGTATTACTGCAAGACAAGGATCCGGAATGGGGATTGGATTCAAGATCGTGGGGTTCCCATAAGTTCAACACTTTTTCTACATTAAAAATCACCCATATTTAGAAAAATGCGGATTTCGAGGTTTGAAACAATAGTAATACCCCTCCCTTACCCAAATTCTAAAAAATCTATGTTTTTTGAGTTTTTGAGACTCTAAACACTTGGATGAATAACTCTATAATTTATATCCGCACCTAATTGCAAAATATGTTGTTTATAAATATTATTACTACTAATAAACACTAATGAAGGTGTATCTGTCTTCGAAACTTCTTCAATAATATTTGATAAAACTGTTTTCCAATCATATACATCATTCCACACATCTTTTTGAAATATATGAATCATTGAATAACCTTTTTGCAAACAATACTTAATTTTTTCAACATCTTTTGATTGAACATTTTCAGGAGCATCCCAGTTTGAAACTTGAGTAAAATGTTGTATTCCATCTAACTCGATAAATAACTTTTTATCAACTAATCCAAAATCAATCGGCATAATATTATTTGTTTTGGAATATCTACACCAATCAAATCGTAATTGTGATTTGTAGTATATATAATTATTTTGTATATATTCAAATAATTTTGCTTCTGATTTATTTTTACAAAATGGACACCAATACCCAGTTAAAACATTATATAATATTGATTCAAACTCTGATTTACAAACATCACAATTAAATGTGCACCTTTTTTCAGAACCTTTAAAAACTGTTCGTGGATTTATTTTATTTTTAGAGGACCAACATTGTGCATAGTGATGTGATGCAAATGATTTTTGAAAACAATAAGAACAGTCATCCTTATCACATAATTTTTGACCTGCACAATAAATACATGATGCATTATTTGAATTATAATAACTAGTAGGAGTAGTAATATAATCATGTTTACATTTTGAACAATAAAACTTCATTTTTTTATTAGATTGAAGAAATACTTCTCTAGGAGATAAGATATTCTCATCTGACCAATTTTTTTTCATAATATGAGATGCACATGATTTTTGAAAACAATAATCACAATCTTCACCGTCACATAATCTTTGATTTGAACAATATGGACAATGTGTGTCTTTTTTAATACTATATAATACTGTTTGAAATTCATGATTACACGTTGAACAATGAAACCAACATTTCTTTTCAGAACCTTTACATACGTCTCGTGGATTCATCTCATTTTGTAAAGACCATTTATGTGACATAGGGTGTGATACGAATGATTTTTGAAAACAAAAGTAGCAATCATAATCGTTACATAATCCAGATTTATTACAATATGCACACCAAACACCTTTATTAATATCATTTAGTTTTAATTCAAGTTCATGTCCACAATCGGCACAATCAAATAAATATTTTTTATTGCTGCTTTTATGAACATCAATTGGGTCCAAATCATTTTTTGGACTCCAATATTCTGCTTTGGGATTCGTAGCGAATGACCTATTATAACAAATAAGACATTCATTACGTCCGCACAATTTTTTACTAGAAGAATGACATGGCATTTTTTAGAATTTTTATTACACTTTACTTTTTAACAAACCAAAAAAGTGTATCAAATTTTAGAATTATCCAACGAGGACTTAAACAGTTTTAATAAACTGCCACCCCAAATCTTTACAAATTTTGGACCAGACCTGGTCCTGGTTATACAACTTATCACGATTCTTAAGAAGAGGAAAGCATTGTAAAAATTCGTCCATTTCGAGTAATTCACAAAATTTATACAAAACATAGCCATAAGATAAGAAATTGCGTCGCCCCTTTGGAATATGTTTTTTGAAAGATGGTTGAATTTCACGAAACATATGGCGTAGTTTTTCTTCATTTTCTCGACTCATAAATGGCGCATTTTGTCCATTTAATCGATTAATAATATGTGGAATATGTTCGTAGTATTTGGAGCATTTCATTGTACGCAATATTTCACGTAATTTAGTCGGTTTAAGTGCAGCCATATTGGTGATACGCTCCTTTTTGAGTTGAACGAGAATGGCATCATATATTTCAGGTGGAATATCAGTACTCTCTTTTGCCTGAAATTGCGCCAACCATTCATTGAAGTGATTAATCTTTTTGTATGCGTAGTATGAAACTTCACGAGGTGGATCTTTATAAGATGGTTTATCTGAATCGACTAAAATAAATTCCTGATATCCACATTTATCGCATGTAAGAACTGCCTCATTCATGCACATAATCATTTCTGCTCCGCATTCATCACAATGAATCCATACATCATCTAGGTCAGATGGAGTGATATGTGCCTTATCTGGATTTTCAATCTGAAGATATTGCTGAAGGAGATCATTTCGCTGCATGACCTTACTCTCGTTTTTACTTTTTAAGAAATTAGCAGCAACAGATTGAGCAGGTGTATGCATATCATTATCTTCTGATGCAACTTCTAAAAGTGACAAAATACTACTAGCATTTTTTCCCTTTTTTGCATGTGTCAGGTGTTCTCCTCGATGAATCTGTTCCTGCATATCATAATAATTAAGTAAAATTTCACCAGAACGTAAAAAATAATCCATATATGTATTACCATTTTCCAAGTCTCTTATTTTTTTATGAAGACGTTCAATCTGTTGTTCTGTTTGCCACAATTCAATATCTGTTATATTAGTTTTTAGCTTATTTTCTAATTCTTTGATTTCATTTTTATAAGAAACAATCTGTTTTTTTTCCTTTTCAAAGTCTTCTACTTTTTGACAGTGTAATGCATCAAGTGTTGTCCTAGTCTCTGGATTTGAACGCTTCGAGGTTTTTATTTTAAAAATCGGATTTTGACTCATATAATTTCTGGCTTATTAATTGAGATGAAATGATTGTTTAAACCCATATTTGCATTATTTTTAAAAAACACGCATCTGCGATTCGTGCGGTTATTTATTTTCATCATAAAAGAGCTGAATTATTTCAAGTGTTTTATCTGTTTTGTTTTCATCTTGAATCCAATATTCTAATTGATTCTTCAATGATTCTAAACGGTTTGCCCATTCTTTGGTTTTAGTTTTCTTAATGGAACAAATGCCATTTTTATTATTACCCCAACATGATGTAACTTTTGTATCTGTAGTATTGTACTCATCTGGATTGAAACGAATAAATATTAGTGGACGATGATTTACATCCTGTGACAATTCCATTAGTCTCTTATTCTCACATGAACAATCATATGATTCGTGTTGATTTTCATCAACTTCTACTACAATAATCTGATATCCTAAATCAAGTAATAAATCAGGTCTGCGACGAGAACATCCGTCCTGTACTCTTTTATCTGTAATCCATGTATATTTCTCTAAAGGGAATTGTTGAATAATATATTCTACAACCGCTTTTTCTTTTGTTTTGTAGTTGTTTGCATTGGGTTTATCAGGAAATAGATGTATGAAACAATGAAGACAATAGCCATCATATTTTCTGGTAACAGTTGTTTCACACCATTCAGATTTACATAAGGCAGAACCACCACATTGTTTACAGTGTGATTTTCGTTTTTTGTGAGTACAAATGCGTCCACCGCCACATTCTACACATTGATAGCGAATTTTATTATGATTACATATGTTATTTCCATGGCATTCGACGCAATTTGCTTTTTCTTTATTATGTTCACACATTTGACTACCATCACATAAAATACATCTATTTTTACGTTTATTATGTTCACAAATCTGACTACCTTCACATTCTGGGCAATCTTGTTTACGTTTTTTATGTTCGCATATTTCTGTTCCTCCACAAGTTATACACCTAGATTTAACTTTATTGTGTTCGCATATGCTTCCGCCTTTACAATCGACGCAACGAGTTCTTCGTTTATTGTGCTCACAAATAGATGAACCCTTACATGTTTTACACATATATTTAATACAATTATGTTCACAAATTGCTGAACCAATGCAAAGTTTACATATTGCTTTTTGTGTAGCATGTATACATATTTGACTTCCATTGCACTGTTTACATTGGAATTTGTATTTGTTGTGCTCACATTTTTTTCTAACGTATTTAGGTTTTTGTTCCGACATTCTAATTTTATTTTATTTTGATTCACAAATCAAGTTTTATTGTTTGTTTATATCCCGGATCCACGAATCAAATTTTATCGACTAAATTATATTCCCGGCTATAAATTGAGAGACCTATAATCTAGTTCTGTAGAATTATTGTGATATAATGCTATAGTATTCAAAATTTTATTAAAATTTTATTTATTCCGGTTATTTTTCGAAAGTTGATAGAGTGTGTTTTCTTCCAAAATTATTTTCTTATATCTTAATATAAAAAAAACAGATGACTGGAGGGGGGCTAATGCAGTTAGTTGCTTATGGAGCACAAGATGTTTATTTAACTGGTAATCCACAAATTACCTTCTTCAAGAGTGTGTACAGACGTCACACTAACTTTGCAATGGAATCCATTGAAAATCCATTCAATGGTGCACCAAACTTCGGTAAGAAGGTCACCTGTACTATTCAACGTAACGGTGATTTAATCTACCGTATTTACTTACAGGCAGTATTACCACAAGTTGCATTATCATCTGCTGATGGTTCTGGTGCACAATTCCGTTGGCTCAACTGGGTTGGTCACAACTTAATTGACTACGTCGAACTCGAAATTGGTGGTCAACGTATTGATAAACATTACGGTCAATGGCTCCAAATCTGGAATGAATTAACCCAAGAACCAGGTAAGCAAGCAGGTTATGCAAAGATGGTCGGTAACGTCCCAGAACTCACCAACTTATTATGCCAAGGTGGTGTCACCTGTGACAGTGATTGCTATGCAGCAATCCCATCCATGGAAAGTGCAATCTTCTCTTGTTCACCATCTTACACTTTGTACATTCCATTACAATTCTGGTTCTGCAGAAACCCAGGTTTAGCATTACCATTAATTGCATTGCAATACCACGAAGTTCGTATTAACTTACAATTCAATGCACTCAACAACTTAATGTGGGACTACACTCCAGCATCTACCACTGGTGACGTCAATGCAGTTCGTACCCGTGTCTCCCAACAAGGATTATGCGGTGCATCCCTCTATGTTGACTACATCTACCTTGATACTGATGAACGTCGTAAGTTCGCACAAGTGTCCCACGAATACTTAATTGAAGTATTACAATACACTGGTGGTGAATCTATTACTTCCAGCAGCAACAAGATTAAGCTCAACTTCAACCACCCATGTAAGGAATTAATCTGGGTTGTCCAACGTGATTCCTTCTTATCCTGTGACCCAAGTATCGTCAACGAATACAAGGGTCAACAACCATTCAACTTCTCTGACTGGTGGGATCGCTCTGTCCACGAATCCTGTTACTCCGTCACTCGTGTTGAAGGTATGGCAGGTAAGAACCCAGTTGTCACTGCACTCTTACAACTCAACGGTCATGATCGTTTCCAAGTCCGTGAAGGTTCTTACTTCAACTTGGTCCAACCATACCAACACCACACCAACATCCCAGCAGTCGGTATTAACGTCTACAGCTTTGCATTACAACCAGAACAACATCAACCATCTGGTACCTGTAACTTATCTCGTATCGATAACACCACTCTTAACCTTACTATTAGTAACAACGCAGTTGGTACTAATACTTCTTCCACTGTACAAGTATACGCAACTAACTACAACGTATTACGTGTATTAAGTGGTATGGGAGGTAAACTATTCTTTGTACTCCAAATGATTGCAAATACAATTAAGCAAATCATGAGTATAATGCTATGCCTCCAATTGTCCTATCAAAATATAGGGCAAGTTTGTATATCGTTCTGACTATTAAACACAGTCAGAAAAGCAACACCGTCAAATTGCGGGAAACTCCTGTCAAGACATCAGTACCGTTCTGGAATCGAAAGATCTGTCCAGCAACACTTTGGGGAAACTCAAAGGTATGGTAAGAACCTGATGTATAGGGATTATCCGCAGCCAAGTCCTAATGATGAAGCAATAGCTCATCTATGGATGCAGTTCAGAGACTTAATGTCGGTGGACCAACAAAGATTTGCACAACGAAACAATAAGTTGTCAATGAGTTGGTATAAGATAAAGTCCGTCCCCCTGGAGACAGGGTTAGTAAGAGGAATTTCAGCTGGTCGATATCCCAGTTGCGAGGAGAGTTTACTAGATTGTCATAGTAATATGATAATGGGGCAAACGTTAGCATACAGCAATTAAATAGGTTTCACTATATTAAATATATTTGTATTATTATTTTTAATTATGTATTAATTTACATATAGCAATATTTGTTTATTTTTATAATAATTAAAATTTGATTTTTACAATTTTATTAAACTTAATTTAAAATTATTTTAATTTTAAAATGAGTTTAGAAATAGAACATAAAAAAGTAGGTCGTAAACCAAAAGAAATAATCTATAAGGAAGTATTATATAATAATAATTATTATATAGTTGGATGTATTTCAACAAATAAGGATATTATTAAATTTTTAATTGATAAAGATGATTTTCCAAAAATAAAAGATATGAGTTGGCATTATATATCAAATTCATATGTATCACATTCAGTAAATGTATCAAATAAAAGAAAGGAGCTATATCTTCATAATCTAATTATGAATCGTATTGAATATCCAGGAAAAGGTTTATATGAATCAGTAGATCATATAAATAGAATTGGATTAGATAATCGTAAAGACAATCTTCGAATTATTTCACAAACTGAACAAAATATTAATCAAAAAATAAAAAAAAGAAGAATTAAATTACCAGAAAATTCAGAAATAACTGAAAATGATATTCCAAAACATATATGGTATATTCGCGCAAATGGAAATCACGGTGATAGATTTGCAGTTGAATTAAAAACAGAAAATATTATATGGAAAACAACAAGTTCAAAAAATATATCTTTAAAAGATAAGTTAGAAGATGCAAAACACAAATTAAATGAATATTATAAACTATATCCATATTTAAATCCAAAAGAAAATAATATACAAATTGAAAAATTACAAAATGAATATTATGAAATAATTAGTGTGGTATAATTTAATCACCAATAATGTTTGGAGTTGCATCAACTGATACTCGAAATATTGGTGTTTTATCGCCTTTTTTAATACATTCACGGTATTCTCCCTTATTTACACATGAACCTCTAAATGTACACCAAACACATTGGTCATTTTTCTCACATGTTTTTTCATTTGAATAATTCGGACAGTAAATATTTGCAAATTGTTCTTTTGTTTTCGTTGTAAAGAATAAAAACACAAATATAATAAATAAAATAATTAATAATGAAATTATATTAAAATACTTCATGATATTATCTAGTATAGCCCAACACAATAATATCAATTTAAAATATGGCTTATAATATAATAGTAGAATAGTATATTATATACCATATTATATACCATACCATATACAAATGGAACAATCAAACAATACCCATTTATCATCCTATCTTCGTATTTGTGATATACGAACAAATCCTGAATACGAAGTTACAAATCCTGCAATCGATTACAATTTTCCACTCGACCCATTCCAAAAACATGCAATAAGTGCAATCGACCAGGAACATAATGTTCTCGTATGTGCCAAAACCGGTTCTGGAAAAACACTAGTCGGTGAATATCAAATAGCACACTCTCTTCGAAAAGGTCAGCGTGTATTTTATACTACACCAATTAAATCTCTTTCTAATCAAAAGTTCCACGATTTAAAACAAATGTTTCCATCAGTTGGAATCATGACAGGGGATATTAAATTCTGCCCAGATGCACAGGTTGTCATTATGACAACTGAAATATTACGAAATCTTCTCTACAAACGTGGAACAGCAACTGAAAATATTGGTTTGACTGCTTCTCTTTCAATTGATAATCTCGGTGCAGTAATTTTTGATGAATGCCATTATATCAATGATAAGGACCGTGGAAAAATATGGGAAGAGACAATGATACTTCTGCCACGAGACGTGTCGCTTGTTATGTTATCTGCTACACTTGACCAGCCACAATTATTTGCATCATGGTTAGGAGAATTAAAACAAAAAGAGATACATCTGATTGAGACACAATATCGTGTTGTTCCACTTACACATTATCTGCTCTTTGAAAAAAATGAACTAAAACCTCTTATGAATTCACAGGAAATATACGATGACAAAGTATATAATGATTGGATAATCTGTCGACAAAAACGTGAAAAAGACAATGAAGATTATAAACGAAAAGTAAAAGATGCCAGAAGTGGAGGAGTGGAAGGCAGAATTGATGGAAAAGTTACTTTGCAAAATTTCACGCATCAGATGAATCAGACAATTCAATTTCTTCAAACCAAAGAATATCTTCCTGCTCTCTTTTTCGTATTGAGCAGAAAAGATTGTGAAAGATATGCATCGAAAGTGGAAGGTCCCTTAATTACTCCAGATGAAGCATCAAGTGTAGAGCAGATTATTCGTTTTCATTTGCACAGATATAAATCACTCGATACACTTCCTCAATATAATAAGTTGGTTGAGCTTTTAAAGAGAGGAGTTGCATATCATCACAGTGGTTTGCTTCCCCTTTTAAAAGAAATTGTTGAAATATTATTTAGTAAAGGATTAATCAAAGTTCTTTTTTGTACAGAAACATTTGCAGTGGGTATCAATATGCCGACAAAAACAGTTGTCTTTCTTGGTTTGAAAAAATATGATGATGAACTCGGTGCTCCTCGTGTTTTACGAACAGACGAATATATTCAGATGGCTGGAAGAGCAGGTCGGCGTGGAAAAGATAAAATGGGAGTTGTAATTTATTTGCCAGACAAAGAACCAATATTAAGTTATGAGATGAAAACAATGATGAAAGGAAATAAGCCGCAAATTGTGAGCAGAATGGATTTTCACTATGATTTTTTTCTAAAAACTCTTCAATCAAATTCGTTGAGATGGATTGATGTTATGGAGAGCAGTTATTGGTTTCAACAACGAAAGAGACAAATCAAAGAGATTCGTTCAGACCTAGATAATTTACAAAATGAATTATCCGCATTAAAATTAATAATTGACGATGATATTTTTGAACAACTCGATGAAAAAAATAGACTGGAGGAATTAATTCCAACTGTTACAAATTCAAAGAGAAAAGATGCGCAGCGAAAATTGGAACAATGGAAAAATACACATATTGGTCCAAAGTGGATGCATTATCAGACTTCATATAATAAAATGAAACTGATTTTAAAAGAGAAAGATTCACTTGAATATGATTTAAAAATATTATTAAAACATAGTTCTGGAATAAAACCAATATATTCTTTTTTGAAAGACATAAATTATATATCTGACAATAAATCTGACAATAATGATTCTACTTCTGCTGCAACAGATTTATCAAATCTGTCGGCTGACAATCTGACAGTACGAGGAATTATAGCTACAGAAATAAATGAGGCTCATCCTATTCTGCTGACAGAACTATACTTACAAAATCTGACAGATTCTCTCGAAATTGAAGAACTCATTGGTTTATTTGCAGCATTTTTAGATGAAAAGCAGACAGATGATACTCCTACATTTGACCATCTGGAAGTCTCTACTAATCTGAAAAATATATTGTCCGATTTACAAAAAATGGTTTCGAAATATGTGCAAAAAGAAAGAGAACACTGTGTTGTAAATACTCCAAATAACTATTGGAAAATATCACCATCACTTATTGAGCCAATTATAAAATGGATTCAGGGAGAGGAAATTTCAGTTATATGCGCAGATTATGAATTATTTGAAGGAAATTTTATTCGCTCTATTTTGAAAATAAGTAATATCGTAGATGAATGGACTGCTATTGCAACCTATATGCAACATCCTCAACAGATTGAGAAATGCACAAGTATAAAAAATAAATTAGTTCGTGATATTGCTCTCCCCGATTCACTATATTTGCGAATTTAAAATATAAAATATATGTAGAAATAAAATGCCAAAAATTGTATTTGATCCAGATGGTGAGAGCGAAGGAACATATAATTTTGGTTCAAAAGTAAAAGGTGGAGGTATTGACAGGTATCGTTATGTAGAATTATGTAAACAAATGGCAAGAAGAGACTCTTCTATAGATTATCCGGAAATAAAGGATGAAATTTTAGATTATATGTATAAGGATGTTACTTCATATATAGATACACTTCCTGAAAAAGATAAAAATAGTATTTTAGATGATATAGATGCATTTTTTAATAATGCTGATTCTAATAGTCCAAATCAAATAGATAATATTACTATTATTAATATTATTGGTATACAAATAAGTCTTTTATTTACTCTTTATTATGACCCTAATTTAAAATATGTGTATTCGTCCTCCTATATTATTGATGATTTTGAATTAAAAACCAATGAATGGAAAGATTCTAACACCCTAAAAAATATGTTAGAATCAAATGATGAGTTTAACTATCTTTTAAATGAAAAAGGTGGAAAAATATTTATGGTTTTTATTGGGTTTTTATCATTAGGAGAATTAATTGAATCATATTTAAATAATATTTTTTATGTTGGATTATCTTATAAGATTGATTATATTGATGGGGCTTTAAATTCACCTATTTCTTTTTTAGGACATGATATATTTCATTATCAAATGTTTGAAGATTGCTATAATTATCCTATTATATTACAAACATTCAAAGAATTTCATAAATATATAATGAACAGTGCAATATCAAATTCAAAAATAAATGTAAGATATGCTATTAATTTTGTATTATTTTTTATTTTTCATGAAGAACCTTATTGTGTTGAGGATACGATCAAATTTATAGATAATAATGTAAGTACACAACTAATTTATGATCATTTAATTACAAATATAGAAAATCTTATATCAGTTAATAATCAAGGATTAGCAATACCAAAAGCATATCGTAAATTTGTGAAAAATAGCAAAACAGAATTGGAAGAAGAACCTATTCAAGAATATTTACAACTAGTTTCAGAAGTGTATGTACAATATTATAAACAGTTTCTCGAAACACAAACAGGTGGTGGTAAAAAATATAAAAAGAGAAGACAAACACATAAAAAAAGGTCTGTACACAAAAAAACAAAAACACATCGTCGCAAATTGCATCGTAAATAATTTAATGTAATTATTCTATTGTTTCGAAATAATTTCAAGGATAATTCTATCTTTGAAGTATCTTTCATTTAGATTAAAAGTATAATTGAAGCAAATAATATCACCTTCGCATAAGATAATATTATTTTCATCATTCGCATCATTTGAAATATATACAACACGATTTTCATCTTCATTGTATGAATGAATATGGAGTGGAAGACGAACAGATATAATTTGATTCCAGTCAGTCACAAATATTTTAAGTTTTATAACATCTTTTGTAGCAAGTGAATATTTTATTTCAAGTATTCTACCAACCATTATTTTTTTATTTTTTGTTTCTATTGCAGATAAGTATAGAATATCTCTTCCAAACTTTTTAATTTGTTTATTTCGTTCGTTCAAACTATATATATGTTCTTTGTGAGCTGACCCAAATGGAATTTCTCCTATAATAATACTTTTTAAAAGTCGTTGATTAAGAAGGTCAGCATATCGTCGAATTGGTGATGTTATATGACAATACGCATTTTCTTCTAAACCATAGTGCACAGTATTTTCATCCGATGAATGACAATATTCTGCAGAATGTTGAGCCAATATTGAAAGAGACTTATCCCACGAATTATATTTTTGCAATTTTTCATAATTAGGTGCGGAATGTCTTCGAAGTATACCTATTCCATATTTTTTAAATATTTTTGCAGCCTCTGTGTTATATAACTTCATGAGCGACTCCACCCATTTATGAGAATCATGTATTTCTTCTTTTTCCAAATGAGATGATATATTTTTCAAAATAGTAGAATATGAACAATTATATATTGTATCATATGTCCATGATTTATTATTCTTAATAATAGATTCACTAAATGTCATTCCAGGAACAATAGCCGCCGTTTCGTTATCCCAAATAAATGTTAAACTTACACAATGTCGAATAGTATTTTCTAATAATGAGCAATACGATTCCGAAATAGTTGGTGGTAACATCGGTTTAATAACATTTCCAGAACGGTCATAGAGTGTTTGCGATATCTGTCGCGCCTTTTTATCAATTTCAGAATCATATGTAACTGCTGCTGCAACATCTGCAATAGATATTGTAATCTGCCATAATTTATTAGTATCTGGTGTAATATTGAGTATTGTTATTGCATCATCAATATCTTTACAACCATCTGGGTCAATATTAAACGTATAACCTTGTATACAATTTCGTTCCTTATAATCGGTTATAACAATATCATACATGATGTCTCCTCCTTTCCAGTTAAGAGGACTCGCTTCGTGAATAAGTGCATTTTTTTCATCACATACATTTCCAGACACGCCAAGTATTTTGACCAGATTTCCTCGAGGAAATTGTGAAGTATCATCCCACTTTTCAAAATTAATTATTCCAATTCGATTGACAGATAAATCTTTTTCAGAACAACCCACAATAAATGGAGGATATTTTTTTTGATTAGGAACAAATAAATAAAGAGGAACTCCTCTACTAGTCATTCCATATCGATATTTGGATGTTAATTCAATGACACCTACAATATTTTTATGCTCTGCTCTTTTTACGAGGGAAATTTTATTTTCAGAAAATTGGACAGTATCTCCTGGCAAACATTTATTTGCAAGTAGGGCTCCTTCAAAAGAATGCAATGTTTTAAAGCAATTTTCAGTATCAATTACTTCAAACTCTCTATAATTTTTAGTACATAACATTTTGAGAGAATTAGGAAAGGGAAGAATTAGGTTAGAAAAGAAAAGAACTATAACGCTACATTATAAGTATGTAAAAATACATTTCAAATTTATATTTACATACGATAGAAAAATGTATAGCAGTTGTGCATTAAAAAGATATCGAGAGAAGTTACCAGACAAGCAGATAAATACTCCACAATCAAAAGAGCTTCAAACGAATTTAGAAAAGATGATGGCAGAAAGAAATCGGCAAGACACTTTTTTTGCAGATGCATATACTGAAAAACGAACAGATGCATCTCTCAATAATCCTTCCGAAAAGCCCTCACAAAAGTAGACTGCCCCATAAATGAGGGAATAAGAACCTTATCCGAACAAACACTATTCCATCTATCATCTTCTACTGGAATATTTCGCCACATATTCAAAGAACTTTGAATTGCATTTTTTGTAATTTTTTGAACAGAGGTGTCCCCTTCAATATCGAGAAAGTCCATTCCAGAATATATGACAATCGCTCCTCCTGCTTCGACCCAGGACGAAATTTTTGAAATAAAATCACCCCACTTCTCGTACATTTCAGGACATGGGTCAAATAAATCAACAATCACCGCATCATATTTTCTATTTTCATTTGCAACTTCAAATGCATCTTTAAATTCCAAATGAAGTCGACTATCATTCCATGCACCATTCGCCCACTGTGGATAATTATTTTTAAAAAGTTCAACAACTTCTTCGTCCCATTCTATCATATCCACTTTTTCGACAGAAGAATATTTTAAAACCTCTCTCGCAGTTGCCCCTTCTCCTCCACCAATAATACATACATTTTTTATTTTTTCTGAATTTGAAACTTTTGTGAAAACATCTTTGATAAGAAACTGATGATACTTTTTTTCATCATATTCACTACTCTGTATGGAATTATCCATGAAACAGGATAATCCAAATGACGGGCGACTCACCATTTCAATACGTGTTCCACGCTGCGTAGTAATTGAATCGTGTAATGTGCAATCATGCCAATGAAATGTAACTTTTATTTCATCTTCACATTCATCGTATATTACACATTCTTCATTTATGGATGACATTTTGTATAATAGTCTAATATATTATATCAGATATAACTAATAACTTATATAATATATATTATCTAATATTTATATTCCTTATGCGTAACTTTGCACACCAGTACCTGTACTTCCGAAACCTCCCTCTCCTCTATGTGTTTCAGAAAGTTGTGAAACGAATACAACTTCGCGAATCCACCCCATATCTGGTGCAACAATTTGAAAAAGTCGTGTTCCAGGTACAATAGTTTGACCTCTATTTTCGCCAACAGAAATAACAGGTGCCATCAATTCACCTCTATATGATTTATCAATAATACCTACTGAATTTGCCATCATAAATCCAGAACGAATAATGGAAGAACGTGGAAGTAACCAATAATGTACATCAACTGGACCATCTTCCGTCAATTTAACAAGTCTCGCTTTTACACCGAGTGGAACTAGAGCAGGTGTTGCAGTATATTCATGTGATGTCATGCAATATAAATCGATACCTGCATTTTCTGGATTATGTGTATAGCGTTGTCGCCCATTTGGCTGATAATATTGAGTGGCATTCTCATTTGTTATAAGAAGTTCTAGACGGTATTCACTTATAGCGGATGACATTTTATAAAATAAGATACTAAATACAAATTCAGGAAAGGGCTTTAGGTGCCTTATTATAATGTACAACACAATATACTATTACATAGCAAAATCGCAAAATCGCAAAATAGCAAAATCGCAAAATAGCAAAACAATATAAAGACACCCGCCAAAATTCCATATTTAATAAAATTTGATTTGGAAAATTTTTGTGTAAGAACATAGAAACCCTTTTTAAATAGAGAAGTCAGATGCCAGCCGGTTTTAATCTTCCCTCATCAGATGTTGAGTCCATTGTGGGCGTTCAATTCAGTATCTTCTCACCAGAGGAAATTGAAAGGCGTTCCGTGGTGGAAATAACATCCGCGATGACATATGAAGGAAATGAGCCGAAAATTGGTGGTTTATTTGACCCTAGAATGGGTGTATTAGATAATGGAAAAGTGTGTCGTTCATGTGGTCAAACAAATCATGGATGTCCGGGTCATTTTGGACATTATAGGCTAACAAGACCAGTATATTTCCAGCAATTTCACGGAATGGTGATGAATGTTCTTCGATGCATATGTATTCGTTGTTCCAAATTATTAATTGATAAGGATATTCACAAGGATATTCTTCGTCGTAATGGTGAAGCACGGTGGAAAGCAGTAATAGAGGCATGTGATAAGATTACCATTTGTGGTGGAGAGACTGAAGACGGATGTGGTGCACAAAAACCAAATAAATATACACGTGAAGGGATTGCAACAATTGTTGCGCATTTCAGTAAAGCAGCTGATGCAACAGACAAACAACAAGCAACAGCTGAAAAACAGCAATTACAAGTTGAATTTGTCCACAGATTATTTCGTCGTATAACCGATGAAGATGTTGATTTTATGGGATTAAGTCGTTATTGGTGTCGTCCAGACTGGATGATATGTACAGTGCTTCCAATTCCACCTCCACATGTTCGTCCATCTGTTGTACAGGATAATAATCAACGTGCAGAAGATGATTTAACACACAAATTGGTAGATATTATAAACAATGATATGCGATTAGCTGATAAAATCAAACATAATTCACCATCAAATGTAATTGATGCAATGACAGATGTTGTACAATATCATGTATCGACACTTGTTGATAATAATATTCAGGGAGTCGCACCATCTGCGCAACGTTCTGGTCGCCCACTCAAATCGATTCAACAACGTCTCGGTTCAAAAGAGGGTCGTATTCGATACAATATTCAAGGTAAGCGTGTGGAATTTTCTGCTCGTTCTGTCATCACAGGTGACCCTAATTTGAGTATTGGTCAGGTAGGTGTTCCAGTCGAAATAGCAATGAATCTGACAATGCCTGAAAGAGTTACAAAATGGAATAAGGATAAACTCTACAAATTAATTCAAAATGGTGCAGATAAATATCCAGGTGCCAAAACAATTGTTCGGTCTGATGGAAGAATGATATCACTAAAGCATGTTAACACACGTGAAATTGTCCTCTATAATGGGGATATTGTTAACCGACACATGCTAGACGATGATATATTATTATTCAATCGTCAACCGACACTTCATAAGATGTCCATGATGGGACATCGTGTAAAGGTTTTACCGTATAAAACGTTTCGAATGAACGTTCTCTGTACAAAACCTTATAACGCGGACTTTGATGGTGATGAGATGAATGCGCATCTACCTCAATCATATGAGGCAATGGTGGAGCTCGAAGAAATAGCAGCAGTTCCAAACCATATTATAACACCACGACATGCAAAACCAGTAATAGGTATTTTCCAGGATACACTCGTGGGTACATATCGTTTAACACATCCAAATGAATTCACAAGAAAGGAATATATGAATTTAATGATGTGGAATAAGCGATTTGATGGAAATTTACAAACCCCAAGAGGAGGGTCAGACAATAAGCCAAGATGGACGGGTCAACAAGTTCTTACATCCTTACTTCCCCCATTAAATATTGACATGGGAAATAAAGCATTTGACAGTGATAAGGAAAATAATACATCAAATAATTATGTAAAAATCAAGCAAGGAGATGTATTACAAGGCATTGTAGATGGAGATGTATATATGAAACCATCCAAAGGAATTATCCATACAACATATAACGATTATGGTCCAAAGGATACTGTTGAATTAATTGATTCTCTTCAAAATACCGTGGAGCATTTCCTAGTATTAAATGGCTTTAGTGTAGGTATTAGTGATTTAGTTGCAGATACAGTTACAAAGCAAAGAATAGAAGAAATTATTGCAAAACAAAAGAAAGAAGTTGAACAAAAGGCTCTCGAAGTGCATTTAGACTTATTTGAAAATAATACAGGTAAAACAAATCAACAGGAATTTGAAGACCAAACATTCAGTATTCTTAATAAAGCTACAGCAGATGCAGGTAAGTCTGGTGAAGAATCTCTTTCATCTGAAAATCGTTTAGTTGCAATGGTAAAATCTGGCTCCAAAGGTGACCAAGTCAATATTGCACAAATGATTGCATGTTTAGGACAACAAGCTATTGATGGAAAGCGTATTGCATATGGTTTCACTGATAGAACATTGCCACATTATAAGAAGTATGATGATGGTGCAGAAGCACGTGGTTTTATTGAATCATCCTTTATTCGAGGTTTAACTCCTCAAGAATTCTTCTTTCACGCAATGTCAGGTCGTGAAGGTTTAATAGATACTGCGGTCAAATCAGTTACTGCCGATACTGAAATTGTAATTATTGAAGATGGTGTGACAAAGCATACACGAATTGGTGACTGGATTGATAGACATATTGACCAAACTGCACCAGAGAAGGTTGAACACTATGATGAAGCAAATATGGAACTCGTAAATCTTACAACAGAAGTATATATTCCTACAACTGATATGGATGGAAATCTTACATGGGGCAAAATGACAGCAGTAACACGACATGACCCAGGTGATGTACTATATGAAATTAAAACACAATCTGGAAAGGAAGTAATTGTAACTGCAGGAAAGTCATTATTAATATGGGACGAAGAATTATGTAAGTTTAAACAGGTATTCACAAAATCAGCAAAAATAGGCGATTATATGCCTGTAACAATGAATCTACCAACACCACCAACTGTTCATACATATATTGATATGTCAAAGTATTTCCCAAAAACAGAATATGTATATGGCACTGATTTCCATATTGCAAAGAAAGAGATGGATGCAGAGATGGGTGGTAGATGTCGTATTCCAAGCGGTTGGTGGGAATCAACAAATGGAACAAAGTTTACTCTACCATATCCAAGTAAGGCTCGATTCCAACGTGTAAATAGTGGACGTTCAAATGTAGAACATATCAAAGAAGGAGTATTTTATCCATATCATGCATGTCGAAATGATGTCTTACTTCCTGAAAGATTTGAACTAAATGAACGAAACGGTATATTCATTGGTTTATTCCTCGCAGATGGTAACGTAGATATTCCATCAGGATATGTACAAATTAGTAAAAATAACGATGCGGTTCGTACATTTGTAAAAGAATGGTTCGATGATATGGGTATTGCATATAAGGAACGTTCTCGTGAAGTAAAATTAAAGACAGTAAATAATACAGAAAGTACGGGACTTTCACGTGATATTCGTGGATATTCACGTCTATTAGGGCAATTCCTAGATGCATTAGTTGGTCATGGTTCTGAAAATAAATATATACCTGATATTGCATTTACTGCGCCAATTGAATTTGTAAAGGGTTTATTGAATGGATATTTCTCTGGGGATGGTTGTGTAGATATAAGTAGCATTACTGCATGTTCAACATCATTTAAATTAATTGAAGGAATTGCAATGTTATGCAGCCGTTTGGGTATATTTGGATACACATATATTCGTCAACAAAAATCAAATAATGTTGGTACAGAAAATATTCTTCCAACATCTGATATTATTATTCGTTCAAAATGGGCAAACATATTTTCAGAAGAAATTACATTAATTAATGATGAAAAACAGGAAAAACTAAATGCATTAAAACCATCAAAACAACATATTAATTACTCATCACATAATGATGTAATTCTCGATAAAATTACAGAAATAAATGAAGTTGACCCATTATTATATCCAAAGATGTACGATGTTACAGTACCATCTACATTAAATTTCTCACTTGCAAATGGATTGCATTGTTCTGATACCGCAGATACAGGATATCTTCAACGTCAGCTTATTAAGGCAATGGAAGATTTAACAGTTCAACACGATGGTTCAGTCAGAGATGCAAACATGAATATTTTCCAATTCCATTATGGTGAAGACGGTATTTCTGCAACGAAGATTGAAACTCAATCGATTGGATTGGCAAAATTAAGCCAAGATGAAATTCGTAAAGAATTTGGAATGATGGAAGTAGACTGGACAAACATTATACAACCAGGAACAATTCGTGAAGAAAATAATCAACTTATTCAACAATATGTAGAAGATGTATTATATGACCAAGAAATGCTCGTTGAAGGTGTCTTTAAGAATTCTTCATTAGATTCAGGAAGTGTATTTGCACCAGCAAATATTGCACGATTAATCAATAATATTAAAATCCGTTTTAATATTTCATCCAAAGAACCAACCGATTTAACACCAGAATATGTTCTTAATGGAATTCAAAAAATTGTAAATAATACAAGTACATATCATAAAATCTGGATTGCACTTCTTCGTTTCCACTGTGCACCACATAAATTAATTGTAAAAGAACGTTTTACAAAGATTGCATTTGACACAATGTGTGAAATATTAGTCCTAAAGCATATGCAAGCATGGGTTCAACCTGGCGAACAGGTTGGTATTGTTGCTGCACAGAGTATTGGCGAACCTTCTACACAAATGTCGGCGATCAGCACAACTTACATTACCGCAAAATATGGAGAAAATAAAGTATTTTCTGGACAAATTGGAGAATTTATTGACCAAATTATTAAGGAAAACAGTAAGGATATAGTAACAATTGGTGAGAATAGTGTAGTGCTAGATTTGAAGAATGACTATTATATAGTAGGTGTAAGTGATGATGAAAAGGTATCATGGAAACGTATTAGCCAGGTAAGTCGTCATCCTGCAAATGGAGGACTAGTCGAGGTATATACTCGTTCTGGTCGTAAAACAACTGCAACACTATCACATTCATTCCTTAAAAGAGACACATTTGGTATTGTACCAGTTCTCGGTTCTGATTTGAAAGTAGGAATGCGTATTCCAGTTGCAAGAGAAATTCCAGAAATTCCAAATCCATTAACAGAATATACACATAATGATACAACATTTAAATTAAATAAACAATTTGGTTGGTTATGTGGTGCATATTTAGCAGATGGTTCAATTAATGGAAATATAGTATCTATATCAAAGATTATTCCAATATTTGAAGAAATAATAAAGGATATATGTACACAATATGATTGGAAATTCTCTACAAGAAATTATGAAGGTGAATATGGTCCAGCTAAAAGCAATAATATTCGTTCAAGAGACCTAGCATCATTCTTAACAGAAACATTTAAAACTGGTTCATTCGAAAAGGAAGTTGGTGCAATGGTATATCATTCGAATAAGGAATTTATTACAGGATTAATTTCAGGATATTTCGATGGAGATGGAAATGTAAATGTATCAAGACAAATGATAAGAGCAAGTTCTCGTTCAAAGAGACTTATTCAGGACATTGCACGATTATTAGGATATACTGGTGTGTTTGCAACAATATGTGAAGAAAAATCAGTAAATTATCCAGGACAAATTCAATATACTCTTCAAATTATAAAGAAACATGCAAAATTATTCAAGGAACGTATTGGATTATCTGTACCAGAAAAGGCACAAGGAATTGATGAAATTATTGAATATAATGAAAGAGATGATAAACATACATTACATGAACAAATTGATAAAATTCCAGAATTAGGAGAAGTTATTGCACAAACAGGAAAACTTCTTAAAATGCCAGGTCAATCTAGAAACTTTGGTCGCTGGGCAAAGAAAGACAGTATTGGTCGTGCAACATTAGAAAAGTATGTTGGACAATTTGAACAAAAAATAGCAGAAGGAGAAATTGAACAAGAAATTCGTGAACAGGTAAACATGAATATGGAAATTCTCAAAAGTGCATTATATTCTGATGTAATTTGGGATGAAATTGTTGAACTAAATTATTTGCCAGACCCACATGAGCTCGTTTATGATTTTACAGTACCAGGTAATGATAGTTTTATGGTTGATGAAAATATTCTAGTACATAACACATTAAACACGTTCCATCAGGCCGGAGTTGCATCAAAGAGCAGTGTAACGAGAGGTGTGCCAAGATTAAGAGAATTGCTCAAGGTCACAAAAAATCCAAAGGCAACATCATTGACAATGTATTTAAAACCAGAGTTCAGACAAAACAAGGAAAAGGCAAGAGAAGTTGTACAGGATTTGGAATTGACATTATTGAAGAATATTACAAAGAAGGTAGCAATATATTGGGACCCAAATGAAGGTTCAAGTGTAATTGAGGAGGATAGAGAACTACTCGAATTCTATAGATTATTTGAGCAGGGTATGACAGAAAATGAAATACAAACACCTGATTCAGATAGAAGCAAATGGGTATTACGTTTAGAATTAAATCGTGAAGAAATGTTTAATAGAAATATCTCAATGCAGGACATTGCATTTGTAATTAATAATGCATTTTCAAATGAAATAAATGTAGTATACAGTGATTACAATAGCCAAAAACTAGTA